CGTTAGAATATGGTTCAGTCTTAATAGTTGTCATCATAGTAATAAAATTATCACTATACATTGACTCCCATTTTTCGCATAATTCAACCCAATCATTGGCAGTATCCTTATACCACTGAACTTTTTGTTTTTTAATCTCCTCTTCCTCGAGACTTTGTTTCTTTGATACTTCGGAAATAGCGTCAAATTTTCTAACACCAATCTTCTTAAGGTCATCTCCGTTTATGAAAAAGCCACCATTTGTTCTTTCCCACACCTTAGTAAATTTACCCTCAACAATAGCCCAGACTTCACCGATATAAGGAGCAGCATAACTTACATCAGGATTTGTTGCAGACAATTGTTTTCCGATTACCATCAGGGTGTTATTCGCTTCTTTACAATACTTATACTCAAAGAAGGCATCACACATTGGAGATTTCTCTCCGATTAAAACGACATATTTATGTCTAGTGAGGGTTTCAATCAAGGTTGGTTTATACATCTCGCAGTCAGAGAAGTAATAGAAGCCATCTATCTTAGCATCAGTTTCTCTCTCCTTACAGGTGAAATATTCACCACATACATCAACGACATACTTGGAGATGGTTGCATCTTGATGTTTGAAGGTGATTAATTTACCCTTGTTAGAAGAGACAAATTGTTGGAAGTTATTAGCTTGAGTTTGCATTCTTAGCGTGAGAGAGAGTTTGTTGTTAAACTCTTAAATTAATTTTTAAAAATCAATTAGATTTTTAAAAAAAATATAAATATAAATAAAATGGTGAATATAGCCTTTATATGCCATTGTGATAAAAAACACGGTAAAATGATCATAAATGAGCCTATAGATAAGATTAATATTGAATATATTGATCCTTACACTGGATGTAAATATATGGATGATTTAGAGAATAACTCTATGGATATATTTTACAGTATAAATTGTCCTTTATATTATCCTTTTTTTGATAGTAAGTTTAATAAAGCCTTATACCCTAAAAGTTATAAAGAACTTATTGAAGAGCATAAAGAAGATATGAAATGGATGAAAGAAGGAATTCCAGAAGAAGGAATATTACCTCTAAATGACCCTAGAGATAAAGAAATAATGGATACTATTTTTAAAGAAGGTAATTTAAAGTTGAAAGAAGGTGGTAAAATTGTTATTCCTCTAAGAGGTATACATCATAACAACAACGAAATAAAAAATTTTGTGGCTTATGTTAAAGACAAATATCCAAATTTTGAGTTTATTTCAAGTATAGAAAATAATGTTCCAATTGAATATATAATTGATTGGGACTATGAATTTACGAAAGGAGGAGATGATGATAGACCTGAAGAAGGATTAGAGAAACAAAATTCAAAATTTAATATTGACACAACAAAATTCTTAATATTTACAAAGATAAATTCAAGGTCAATATTTTTAAACAAAATTAAAACCTTAGGTAAAGACGCAGTTTTAAGTAGATTTTTATCAAGACAAATCCTTAAAAGTAGAATTATAAATTCAATTGAGCTTGAACTTTTAATAACAAAAATAATGAGAGTTTACCCTAAAGTAACTAGGGATGATATATTAAACCTATTTACGAAAAATTAATTTTTCAATATAAATTTAGACTGAAAAACACGTATTCCACTTCCCATTTTTTCAATTATAAATTTATATTGAAAAAATATATAATAACACACTCACTCGCATTTGGTTGAGGTTCCGATCCAAAGGCGAGTGGGTTCTCCACTCACTCGCCGTAGTCTTCTATAAATTTTATAACTATTTCAGGTTGTATTTTATCTAAGAAAGTTGATTTAAAGTTTTTCATATGTTTCTTTAATTTAACAGGGTCATTTATAGCATTAATTGCTTTTTGAATAATATGATAGTTCTCAAAATCGGTTTTATCAAGATATGTCTTCGTGCGGTCTTTCATAACCTTTGATTTTTTGAATAGATTTGTAACAATAAACTCAGGATCATGTGTAACTATATTAAAATTTTCATCTATAGCCTTTATTTTCATCCTTTCTTTATCTACAAGTAGAGCACACATCTTACCCTCAGAATTACTATAATATGGCTTAACTAAATCTTTATATACTGTAAAATTTGAAAGAGTTTCAAAAGTGTAATCTGTATCTGTAATACCCTCAATTTTATCTAAAGATAAATTAATCGGCTCGCAACCATAAGATATCATTTTATTAAGAATATTTATATTAACTACTCTATTGTCATTATTTATGATTGTTTGTGGCTTATTTGCAATCTTATTTATAGTCTCTTGTAATTTATCTATTTTCGCGCTTAAATCAAGGTTATTTTTCTCTTTTTTCTTCTTACAAGTGTCTAAATGGACCTCTAAATTCTGTTTTGTTGCATATGATTTAAGGCAGAAATTACATTTATGAGATGTTATAATCTGATGTCCTTTACAACTTTTTCCATGGACTTGTAAATTTTGTTTGGAGGAAAAGTTTTTTAGGCATTTTTCACACATCGACATTTTTACTTTAACCACAATATTTTTTTAAATCTTTATTTTATGAAATCATAAATGCATATTTTATTCTTATATATAACCGATAAAAATGTGTCTAGAATTTATGAAATCATAAACCCTTATATTATAGGGTAAAAGTAGCCTGTAAAAAAGCGTCGGAAAATGAATTTTTAAAAAATTGTGTCGTTTTTATTTTTGGCCAGAAAAAAATTATCGATATCAATGTCGATATGATGATGTCATAAACATATTTTTTCAGTTTTATTTTATACTGAAAAAATATATAAAAAAGGTCTTTTGTATATATTATAAAAGACACTTAAACTAATATTATACCTTAAGTTTATCCCATAAATATTTTTTTTAAACTAAGGGTTATATATACCCGCATGATAATCTAAATTAAATCTACTTCGTTTATGTTCTTAAACTCCATATCTTCCTCTTCGTATTCATCATAAAATAACTTTTTATAAACTACCCCTTGTTTCGCCTCTATTTTCATACAATATTTTACCCACTTTACCAACATCTCTAATCTCCTCGCATTATTATATTTTTTATTTATGCTTCCCTTTACATTGAAATTATCAGGATTCCATCTAAGGAATATTGCAGGTAAGCCATACGCAACCATTATCTCATACATTCTCTTCTCTTCCATATGCTCTAAGCTTCTGTTCAAACTACAACTCTCCCAAGGATAATTCTTATGCTGGTTTTCATCACACTCTACCACAACTATATGTGTTCCACAATCATATAAAATATCAGGTCTATACAGATTACAAGTTCTATCAATAATTCTGTCTGCTAATATCTCATTTCCTTTAATATTATTTCTGAGGTATTTTACCATTATAGTTTCCTTTACCTTATTTATTCTTTTACTCTCCTCATAGAATGGCTTATCGCAGCATATCCCGCATAAATTATCTTTGTTTAAAAGTTCATTGTCTCTACCGCAATTATTACACTTTTTAACTAACCAACATATTTCACCCTCTAATTTATGGTCTTCGCAATGTAAAGGTTCATCCTTTCCATAAATAGCTGAATCTTTACATTCTTCCTCGTCATTACCCACACAAGTTCTCTTAGGGTTTCTAACCATATAATCAAGCCTGTGTTGGGCACAATGAGAAGGAGATGTTCCACAATATCCAAAATTGCATTGAGTTTTACAATTAGGGTGAATACAAGATTTACTTTTAACATCAACCATTCCAGGTAATTTATGATTATTACAGTATAAAGCTTTAGTTTCCCCTTCTTTATTATAGATTGGTCGTATTTTACAACTGGGATAAATACAAGTTTTACTTTTAACATTAACCATCTCAAGTTCTTTATGAATATTACAGTATAAAGCTTTAGTTTCCCCTTCTTTATTATAATTTGGTCGTATTTTACAACCGGGATGAATACAAGTTCTACTTTTAACATCAACCATTCCAAGTTCTTTATGTATACTGCAATATAAACCTTTAGTTTCCCCTTCTTTATTATAAGCAGATTGTTTTTTACAACCAGGATGAATACAAGTTTTATTCTTAACATTAACCATCCCAGATTCTTTATGGTCATTACAGTATAAAGGTTTTGTTTCACCTTCTTTATTATAAGCAGGTTGTTTTTTACAAGAACGATGAATACAAGTTTTATTCCTAATATTAATCATACCAGCTTCTTTATGAATACTACAATATAAAGCTTTAGTTTCTCCTTTTTTATTATAAGCAGGTTGTTTTTTACAACTGGGATGGCTACAAGTTTTATTCCTAACATCAACCATCCCAGCTTCTTTATGGTCATTGCAGTATAAAGGTTTTGTTTCACCTTCTTTATTATAAGTTGGTTGTGTTTTACAACCGGGATGAATACAAGTTCTACTTTTAACATCAACCATCCCAAGTTCTTTATGTGTACCGCAATATAAAGCTTTAGTTTCCCCTTCTTTATTATAAGCAGGTTGTTTTTTACACCTAGGATGAATACAAGTTTTAGCACTAATATTAACCATCCCAGGTAATTTATGATTATTACAGTATAAAGCTTGAGTTTCCCCTTTTTTATTATAAGTTGGTTGTGTTTTACAACCGGGATGAATACAAGTTCTACTTTTAACATCAACCATCCCAAGTTCTTTATGTGTTTTACAAAATCTACCCCAATTCTCACCCTCTATGTTGAAAATAGCATTTATACCACAAGTTTCGCATATATTTTTTTTACAAGATGCATTTGAACTACATTCATTACATCTTGCATGAACTTTATTTTTACGGGTAAAGTTGAGTTCATCAAGAGTTCTTTTACATCCATTACACTTCTTCATTCCCAGTTCCTATATATTTTGTTTTAGAGAATTATATATTTAAATCAATTTATCGTATGGTTTTAATATGACACTGAGGACCCAGGGTCCTCCACTCTCCGTAATATTTTTTTCAATATAAATTTATATTGAAAAAATAAATAACACAATCTATACTATCCTGAGTTGCATTTCATTTAGTTCCTTTGCCTCTACGTTTATCCTGAACTACGGGGAGTGCCATCGCTAAACCTACCAAATTTTAGGGAAGACCCTGGGTCTTCCACAGAAGTATCAGGCTCGAAGAGCCTGTATTCTTATAAAAATCAGGTTGATTTAGAGATGCACCACACGATAATAATAGGGTCTCTTGTTTCATTTCAAAACCACGATAATAATACTTCATCTTAAACTAATAAAAGTCCTCTTGTTCTCCTTCTCTTTCATAGTCATCTTCTAATAAATCCTCATTTTCATTATCTTCAAGAACTCCAAAATCTTCAAGATTTTCATCATAAGCTTCTGATTCTACTTCTTCACCCACAGCCATTACTTCAAACTCTTTTTCAATGTCGGCTGCAAATTCATCTAATAAATTCATATCTTGTTCCATAGATTTTTCGTCTGCAAATTTACCTGTTTTACCCTTAACCATAGCTACAGTTAAGACATCTTTAGAAAAATCAAAAGGAAGAACTCCACCAATATCTTTAGCCACAGAATACATATTTGAACTTTCAGGGAATCTATTAGAGATTTCTAATAATAACTTATTTTTAAGGATTTGTTCAACTTCAATTTCTGTGTAATAAGTTTTAACTTCTTCTTCTTTAATTTCATCTTCTTTGCTTTCTTCTACTTTCTTAACACCACCCTTGAACAAACCTTTTTTAGCTGCAACTTTCTTCACATTAGTTTTGCCTACAAGTCGGTTAATTTCATCTTTTAATTCGTCCATTTGTTCTTCAAGTGCTGCAGACTGGGATTTCTGTTCTTTAAGCTGTTCCTTAAGTTGCTTAGACAAAACACCATCGGAGGATTCAAGCTGAGTTTTAATATTAATTTGAGAGGTAGTAAGGTCTAATGATTTTTGTCTTAATGTTTCAAGCTTATTATTAAGTTGATTAATTTTTCTTGTTTTCTCGGTTGGTTTTCTCTTGAGATATGTTTGTTGGAAAACGGCTTGAGGTATTCTATAGACGCTAATATAGGTTTGGATAAATAAGAGACCAATATTGGTTAAGAAATTTTTATAAGCTTGAACTCTAAAACCGCCTGTTTCAATAGGCAATCCAAACATATCACCCATAAGGGTTCTTAAGCTATGAGAAGCTGTTTTACCGCTAATGTCATCATTCATCATCTTTTCAAAGGTAGTATTAGCAGGGATAGATATTTTCTTTAACAATGCTTCTTTGATATACTCCAATGGGTTCTTCTTGAATTTATCCAAGTCAAATCCACCTTTCTTTTTCAGATACTTAGGTAATGATTTTGAAAGTTTCTCATTAAGCTCATTTTCATTTGGACCTTGACCTGCAAAACCATAGTATGATATAACATCGTCTAATAATTTAATATTATACGAGCTGACTTTAGCATCATCAACTGCATTTTGAATATCTGAGCATTTACTGAAGGCGATAAAGAAAGGTTGAAAGACAATATCTTCGAATGAGAATTTGTTGATTTTTTCGTCTGCAAAGAACTCTTTAGTTTCTTCGACAAGTTCATATATAAATTCATTAACAAGAGTTTTAGGGTAAGGGCATTCTTCGTTGAAAAGTTCTACGCCTTCACTCACATATCTTGTATAAGGTTTAGCAACGTTTTCAAGTCTTTGGACGAATAATGAGTAGAAGTCAGAGTTGTTTTTTAATTTAGACCATAAAGCTTTCACATCGTTTTCTTGAATGTTAAATCTCTTTGCAATTTCGTCAAGGGTAGAATGGTGATATTCAAGCCATATATTATCAGAGAAAGAGTAACTTGACAACCAAGAAACATAAGCTTGTTCAAATGGAATATTTTCAGGTAAAGACATTCCTGCAATTCTAGTTCTGTCAATGAGTTCTTCATATGTGAGTTTAATAGGAGCTATAATTCTGTCAATAAGAATATGAAGTTCAATTTGTTTAATATCTTCTTTTCCAATATCTTTTGTTATTTTTTCTTCACTTAATTTTCTGAAGCATTTCATACTGCAGAAATGTGCAAGTTCTCTTTTACCCTTTGAGTAAAGGTATGTTTTTAAATTATCATCGGTAGATTTGCTAAAGCAGATAGAACAGTTATAAGACTTTGTATAAGGTTGTGTTTTCTCCTCTTTAATTTCAATGTCTATTTTAGAGGTGATATAATCGACAATTGAATCTTTGATGTCATCGTTTAATTCACCGTATAAGTTTTCAAGAAAATTGAATAGGGAGGACAATATCTTTTTTCTTTCATCTCTATCATTGTTATAAAGGTCATCATTGTAGTATAATTTTCTTCTTTTATTAGCTTCAACATTGAAGGCTCTTTCTATTTCGTCAGATATAACATAATTATCGATGCTTGTTTGTATGTTCTTTAATAACATGTTATAAGCCTCAGCGATGAGATGGTCAATAAAGAGGATTTTTTCATTTTGGGTTAATTCAGAAGAAATAACAGCTGAAAGCATTTTCAGGGCTTCTTTTACGTGTTCATCCTCTTCATATTTTTCTTTAAGGGTGTTAATATAGATGTAATGTTTGGATAAGAAATCTTTAGCCACAAATTCCATAGCCATGATTCTTAAGAATTGATTTGAGGTTTCTTTTACTGATAATAATCTTTTAACGAATCCTTTCACATCTTCAGGAATTGAAGCGATTTGATGTGCATTATTTGTGAGAATATCATAGACTTGTTTTTTACCAACACAAACAACTTTATTACCGGAAGTAGTGATAAGATAAGGGTCTTTTACCTCATTGTAGTTTGAGCATACATTCTTAAATCTCTTAGGGTCAAAAGAGTGAAATTGGGAGGTAATATTAGCGTCACCGATGAAAGAAGGTGCAGGAGAAGAGGTAAATTTGAATCCAGGTTCGCTTATTTCTCTAATATGACGTAAGACGTTTTCAGTATCATATTTAACCTTGGAAGAGATAATGTCAATTGTTTTCTGAGGATTTGGAAGTAAATACAAGGTAGGAATAGCATCGTATAATCTTTTAGATATTTCGACTAAGTTAGAGTATGACTTAGAAGTTAAGAATAATTGCTGGTAAAATGAGGTAAAATCGTATAATGGAGATGCCGGGTCGATTAAGTATAATAAGAAAAGGGTTTGATAAATATAGACAAAGAAAGGTCTTTTACCGTTTGTTTCGGAGGTGTTGAATAATTCAGATTCAAGCTTCAAAACATCTCTATCAATTAAAGATGTTCTGTTGTTTTTATCTTTATATAAGAGGATTAAAATAGCCTTGATTTTATTTCTAATATAATCACGAGATATTTTAGCGAGTTTATGGTTAATATTAAGGTCAATTGATGAGAATTTATCAAGGGTGGTAAGAGAGCCCATATCATTATTTTTAAACCATTCACATTCTTTATCAAAGTCTTCCTTTGTGAAAATTCTAAAGTCTTTGTTATTATATGAGTTATATACACCCAATACATACTTGTTTGTGTCAATGTTTAAAAAGTCCCTATTAATAGCGTTATAATCGCAAGAATACATACCATCTCTATTTACCAAAAACTGAGTGCAATAGACCTTCCAGAAAGTGGTGGTAGGAACATAAATATTTTCGTATGCTTTAAAGTCATCAGCGATAATTTTAGCTCCGAACAAGAAGCGTTCTTTAATGTCCAACATTTCTTTTTCAAGGTCATTAGGATGAGCTAAGAAATACTTGTAATTTTTAGGCAAATTTAACCAAGGTTTAGTATAGATATAAGTTAAGCAGTAATCAGTTGCGTGAGTTTTCTTAGGGAATTGAGCCTTGATTTTATCAAGTTCATTCATTTCTTCATTAGTTCTTCTAACTCTTTTAGCTCTTCTAATACCTCTATATTCAAGGGGATTTAAGAGAATGACAGTGTTTAATTTTTTGTATGTAAGAAAGACGTTAATTTTATTATCTTTTTCAATGATACTGAGAAGCTTTGTTTTGATTTCTTCAGAAGTTTCGAGTTGATTGATTTTATCAGCTATAGACATGATGTCAATTTTATCAGATTTGTCAATTTCAATTTGAATCTTATTTAAAACGTCGTTTTCTTTAGCGTGGAATGCGTTTAAGTTAGACATAGATTCGGAAACTCTTTTTCTAAGTTCTTTTTCAACATCAGCTCTATATCTTTCTGGCAAATGCTCTATACGGTTAAATTCAAAGATATTTTCGTCAGAAGTTTTTGTAGGTAAGTTGGAGATTGTATCATATAATCTAATAAATGTATCTAATGCGGCTGCAATGTCCTGAGAAATTTCACCATTTTTTAACTTTTTCTTAACAAGGTCCAATTCATGCTGAGTTCCTTCGCTCTTGTTTAATCCCTTATTAATCACTTCTGTTTCAATCTCTTTTTTAATATTGTACAAGTCACTTTTATTTTTTTGATTTTTAAAGATAGAAACAAGTTTATTTATTTCACTTCTCATTTTAGACATCTCAGGGACATATTTAATCATATCTTCTACTGGTAATCTTTCTGTAAAGTCAATATCAGGGATGTACAAAGCTGGACGAACATCATCGTATAATGCTTGTATTTTAGCTTGTTCTTCAGGGTCATCATTATATAAACTTGAATATTTTTCTTTGACAAAATCCTTAATATTTTTAAGCTGGTCAGTATGGACTTTTTCTGCAATCATATTTCTGTCGGAAGATATACCCAAAGCTTTTTGAACTTGTTTTTCATCGACATCATCTCTTGTTACTCTTTTTAACTCGGTAGTTATGTTTTTAACCATAATTTCCATTGGGTAATCCAAATTAGGGGAAACATATTTCATTAAATTATACTTGATTTCATCCTCAACATTTTTACTTTCTTTTTGAAAGATATTAAGAGACACATCAACGTCAATTTCAAAACCTTTATCAGTCATGTTTAATGGTTCCTGTTTTTTAATGAGCTCAAAGATTGTTCTGAATTTACGTCCTTGTATAATTGAACTTGCAAATTTATATCTGTCTTTAAGTGTAAGATTAATAAAGTCAGTCTTAAATTTAGCTGAAATATCAGGATAACTCTTAAAGGTAAATTCTAACGAAGGATCTTCAACGTTAATTAAAGGGGTAATAACATAGTATGTTAAAAATGCAAGATATTTCAAATTGCTTTCTCTGCCTTCAGATGTCTTGGAAATAATTCTCAAAGTAGATGATGGAGAAGTAATTTCCATTCTTTTCAATCTGTCAATAAGCTCCTTTTCCTCCTCTTTCATTTTTTTAATTTTTTCTTCAGATTCAGAGTCAATAGAACCATCATCTTTAATAAGATTAGCTCTTTCAAGGGCTATTTTTTCTTTAATTTCTTCAACTTCATTATTGACTTGGACATAAGTATCTTTGAGAATTTTTTCTTGTTCCATTTTTTCCTCCTTCTTAGACTTCTTTTTAGGCTTAATTTTTTTAGGTTCTTCCATCATCTTTTCCTCTTCTTCAGGCTGATTAGATACTTCTTCCATATTGACAAAATCTTCGATGTAGCTCTTTATCTCAGCCTTACGGTGCTTGAGTGACATTTCGTATTTTTCTTTAAGGTGATTTAAAACATCCTTAACAGAGATGACTTCAGTGTCTGATTTTTTCAAGAAATTGAAAACAGAGGTTTTTACCTCTTCAGAACTTGGCTCTTCAATTGTAAGCTTTTCAAACTCTTCAGAAAGTTCTTCTTCAGAAACAAACTCAGGTAAAGGATATTTTTCCATTAATTCATCAACACGTCTTTCCTTTACTGCTACTTTAAATTCATCAGTTACTGCCTTCAAGTAAGTTTGAAATTCTTTGTTGTATTCAATGGTAAAATTAGCTGAAGTTAAGAGTTCGTAAGCTTTTTTTCCAGTAAACTCTTCTTTAGGGATAGTTTTAGCCACAAAAATGGAATACATCCAGTGTAAAACGATAGATTTCTTAGCGGTTTCCATCTTTATAATATGCGATTGAAAAAATTTCTTAATAATAAGATAAAATGAAGATAAAATAAGAAAATAAAATCAGTTAAATTTTATGTGAGGCTCTTCCTCTCACATAAAATTACCATCTCATTATCAGTCATAAATAACATTCACAGGGAATACCATCACGATAATAAAAATTAAAGCCAGTACAATGGTTTGTTCTTAAATATCTGTATCTTATTTTTAAGGCACCATTTTAAAACTTTCTCAGGTATTTTTCTCCCTCTAATAATACTTTTACCTTCTCCTCTCATACCAAATAATTTGAACGCTCTATCAGAGTATTCTTCCCCTTCATCTTTTATAAACAATTCTAAAATTAATTTTGTGGTTCTACTATAAGCATAAAACTTTCCATTAATAATGAGCTGTTTGAAATCCCAAAATTTCTCGTCAAACATATTTTCGATTTTTTTATCGAAAGGGTATTCGAAAGGCTTAAAAGACTTAAACAGTTCGCTTATCTCAGACATGGTGATGATTTAACCATAAAATAATTTTAACATTTCAATTTACTTTTTAATTGAAATATTAAAATTAAATAGAAAACAATAATATAATAAACATGGAATTAGCTAAGAAAACAAAAGACCAACTTATAGCTCTATGTAAAGAGAGAGGAATAAAAGGTTATAGCTCTAAAAAGAAAGATGAACTCATAGCTATATTATCATCATCATCATCATCTTCATCTTCCTCAACTTCAACATCTTCCTCATCAACCTCATCATCTTCATCCTCATCTTCAACATCATCAGGATTTGAGAAAAATAATTTTTATATTGGTGATAATTTAGACCTTTTAAAAAGAGTTGAAAATACAAGTATTGATATGATATATATGGATCCCCCATATAATACGGGTAGAAATTTTTATTATTTTGAGGATAAATTTAGTGACTTTTTTTCTTTTATGGAAGAGAGAATTATCCAGTGTCATCGAGTATTAAAGAAAGACGGAAATATTATTATACACGTTGAGCCTCGTATATCCCATCATATAAGAGTAATCTGTGATAAGGTATTTGGAGAGGGAAATTTTCAGAATGAAATTGTATGGCATAGTGGAGGTAATGCTAAGAATAAATATCAATTAGGGAGAAATCACGATACAATTATAGTGTATAGTAAGTCATCAAAATCTAAATTTTTTCCATTATATAAACCATATGATGATGCGTATAAGAAAGGATTGAAGTTATGTCCAATACATAATAAGATGTATTCTACGTCAGCAGCGCATAATTCTCAACCAGAGGTTAATCCAAGACCTAATCTTAGATATAATTGGAATGGTAATGAAAAGCAGTGGTATTTTTCTTTGGAAAAAATGAAGAGTTTACATGATGATAATAGACTTGAATATAACGATAAAGGAATTCCTCGTATAAAGAGATTTATAGATGAAATGGAAGGTATTCCTGTTCGTGATACTTGGGATGATATATCTAATATTCAAAATGGAGAAAAAACAAAATACGCTACACAGAAGCCTATAAAACTTCTTGAAAGAATTTTATCATTATATAGTTTAGAAGGTGATTTGTGCTTAGATCCATTTGCTGGTTCTGGAACGTTAGGAAGAGCTTGTATTAATCTTAAAAGAGAATATCTATTATTTGATATTAATCCAGAGGCAAAAGAAGTATTTTTATCACAATAAAGTTTACGGGGAGTGCCATCTCTAAATCAGATTGATTTGTTTCCCTTCGGGAAACGGAACCCTGAAGGGGTGATAGAGATGCACCACACGATAAGTTTATTTTATAACTCTTTTTAGAGTCATAAAATACATAAAGTGAATTCGCACATTTATTTCCCTCTGAGAAACGTCGAATGGATATACATCACGCTTTAATTCATAGATGATAATATTTCATTTGTTTTTTCCTCATTATCATACATTTTTTTAATTTTAGAATTTATGTTTGTAACAAGCTGATTTGGTTTTTTTGGATTTATTAATGCAGAGATAGGAATACATCTTATAGTTGAGCCTGTAATTCCAAATGTCTGTCCAGGTTTAAATATAACTAGAAAATCAAATTCATCACTTTTATAAGCTACATGACCTGTAGAATTTGTTTCTTCATTTTTTTTGCTATTTCTTCTTGTTGTTTCAAAGTGCCAAGCATCCATTCGAAACTTTATTTGTATTCTTACTTTATTATCTAAAATACTGTCATATGATTCTCCAACTACACTTTTAACTTCTTTTCCTGTTCTTTCGCTTAACCATCTATTGACGTAAATTTCAGAAACGTTCGCAAGAACTTTGCCTATGTCTCTATGCTGTTTTTTATCCATTATAGCATTGACCAACCAAGTTTTCATTAGGGAATCTGAACCTTCTCCTAACCATTCTTCAGCACTTTTTTTAGCTTCTACAAATGAGATAGTATCAGTAGTAATCTTAACCATTTTCATATTTCCTTCGATACTTTTTAAGCCTTCTTTATATATTTTAAATTCTTTGACAACATCATCTATTTCCTCTTTTGTATATCTTATATTATTGCTTTTTAAAAGAGAAATTACATTCCTATATTTAAACTCAGTTTTAGCTATTTTTTTAGTTATAAAAATGCTCTCCATCCAACTAAATAAAACGGTTTTTAATAAAGTCATTTTTGCGTGATATTTTAACCCATAAAAATATAATATTATTTCAATTAAAAAATACCCCCGGGGTATTTTTTAATATTTTTTTGACTTACACTTACCCTACATCACCACACGCCACATTTAAAACTTATTTGCAACCCTTAAAATTTCTCCCATAGTTTTAGCGTTTAATGAAGATGCATTATCACACTTACCTGTTTTCATATACTGGTCAGCAATATTTTTCTTTTTATCACATATCTCAGTCATAGCAACCTCTATACTTTTTATGTTGTCATCATTAGGAACATACAACTCATAAATATTAACAGACTTTGTTTGCCCTATTCTGTATATACGACCTTTAGCCTGTTCTATCACACTATGATTCCACCAAGTTTCTGTTAAAATCACATGACGAGCTTCTGTCAAGTTCAAACTTTCAGCACCTATCTTATAAGATACAATCATAACATCATAGTCTTCTTCTTTAAACTTTGTAATACAATCATCACGTTTTTTACCTGTAACACTACCATCAATAGACACTATCTTTTTATCTATTTTTTCTCTCAAAAATTTTTCATTAAGCAAATCAATGACTCGTTTGAACATGGTAAAAATAACTATCTTCTCACCCTTAGGAACACTCTTTACAATGTCTGAAATTTTTTCAATTTTTGAAGCTTTAAGACCTGCAGTTCCTTCTTTATCATTTATCCAAGAATTTTTTTCTTCTTTCATTTCATCTGAAACTATAGTATAAGGAGCAATACAAATTTGTCTTAATCTTAAAAACATAGTAAAAATAGCTGCAAAACTAGCTCCTCCTCCTGAGAACCTCATATACTCATTATTTGCTCTTTTTAAAAATGAATTGTAAATGTCGGCTTGTTCATCCTCTAAAGGGCAAGCAACTCTAATATGATTGGCCTTAGGTAAAACTATTCCTGCTTTTTTATAATCTGAATAATGAATGTATTTACTTAAATCTAATTTATTAAATTGTTTAATATTATATTCCGGTTCATAATACCCTAAGAACTTATATTGAGAATATAGGTCTTTACTTGAGTTTTTTATAGGAGTACCACTGAGGCAAAATTTGCTCTTACCACACAGTGAAATTAAAGATTCCCATAAAGAAGTTTTGTGGTTTGAAAAATTATGACTCTCATCAGCTATAATATGTTTCCATTCCATACTATATAATAAACCTTCTCCCTTATCATCCCTAAGGACAGGATTATCAGGGGAATTAGCCCCAAAAACACGACCACGTAAATCCCTTAAACAAATCTTATTAAAGACATTTCTGTCTTTAGCTAAGCTTCTTACATACTCGTAGTTGGTTAAAACTATATTGTATTTTGCGAGTTCTTCCTTAGTAATCTCAGCATTATTGTCTTTTCTAAACACAAAATAGCTCACAGTATTACCATAAAACTTTTTTATTTCATTCACCCAGGTGTAGAGAGCTGTCTTTGGGCAAATAATAAGAGTTTTTTTCGGATTTTTACGCATCATACAATGATACAAAGATATAAAAGTCTTGCCTAATCCCATTTGTAACCCGATAATTCCTCCTCTTAAATTACAATCCTTCTCACGCTCATTCATGAAGGTCAAAGCTTCCTTTTGATGAGGCATAGGCTCGAACTTACACTTTGGGGTAAAAGTTGGATAGATAGTTTCTTCTTCAATAATCACGGACATTTTAGCAGATAAAAAACAGGGTGAAAATAAGTTTAAAAAATCATTTAGTTTTGAGTACATGAAGTAAATTTATGGTCTCGATTAAGACCGTAAATTTTTGTTATGTCACCCACCGTGACATTCACCCTAAGAGCTTAATTAAGGCAAAACTTAGCAACTCTTTCTGCTGTAGCTTTGTTTGCGTCTAACGTCTTATACTCAAAGACTTCAAAGTAAAATTCATCGGAAGGGTTAGGTTGCTCTTGACAGGTGTAATAACCTTTACGATATTTTCTAATAAAGTGGTCATGAGCTCTTTTCCACTTACGGACAGGGGTAATTTCTTTTGGAGGCATTGTAAGATAAAGATGATTTTAGACCTTAAATTTCTTTTTAAAATCATTTAGAAATGGGGGTTGCCCCTCTGTAAAGACATCCAAGGATGCTCAGAGTTTACAGCATCAGGTTTTCTTATAAGAAAACTTTGGACGTTTTTACAGAGGGGCGAGAGGAATTATCTTCTTTTTTTTGATTTCTTCTTTTCTTCCTCACTTTCAGATGAGGAAGAAGATTCAGAAGAGGAAGAATCAGAGGAGTCGTCAGAGTCAAAAGATGATGAAGAAGATTCAGAAGATTCAGAAGATTCAGAAGATTCAGAAGATGAAGAAGAATTAGAGGAGGAATCAGAGGAGTCGTCAGAGGAAGATTCAGAGTCAGAATAGTCAACAAGTTGTTCAAATGATTTATCCAATGCTATGCCTTTGATTAAAGAATTAATTCTAAAATTGAATTTCTTCTTCTCAAAAGACTTAAGAATTTTGCACAGAACTTCAACCATATTTTCCAATTTTTTTTCATTAACAGATTCAAGCTTAGAAATAGCTTTTCCTAAAATGTCAGAGCACTTCTTGACTGTAGAAGTCTTATTCATAAGAATACAACATTCTTGAAGGTCGATTTTAACTGACATAAGGGTTTCCTTATATTTTCTACTTTTGTCTTTAAAAGAAGACAGAGAGAAAACCTTAGCAAACGAGAGAGCGTTCAAAACAAAAGAAGCGTTATTAGTAGATGGCATTTTGTAAAGCAAGGATGAGATGATTTGACCGTTAAAATAATTTTAAAAAATCAATTAAGTTTTTTAAAATTCTCATCATACCCTAAATGGGGTTTGCCCTCTCCATAAAGACATCCTTTGTCTCGGGTCAAAGGACGCTCTACAGAGAGGGCGGAGATGAGGCAAAAAAGTGAAAATGAAATAAGCTACATATCTCTAAAAATAAACTTTAAATCTTTGTCTGTAAATGAAGAACGAAAATCGTCATATAAAGTTGGACCTGGTCTTTGTTGATATTCTTTCAATTGACGATTTAATTTTTCATATCTTTCGTCAAGGAGATAAACCTCTGGTTTACGCTTACAGATATGAGTAACCGGTGCCTTGGGTCCGGTAACAGGCTCACCTTTTTGGAGGTAAACAACATCACCACATGTAAAAGTATATTTGATAATGGTCTTAGTTTGAGCAACAGGTTGAGTTCTAAAATTTGTTAATTCAATAGAAGCAGACATCGTGAAAAGGAGCTTTTTGCGAAGCAAAAGGGAGCGTAAGAGAGCGTGTGAGAGAGCAGATGATTAAAGGGTAAAAATAAAACAAAAAATCATTTAAAAAATTCAGGGGAAAATTTGTATTATACTTCGTATCATTTTAAAATGGCATTCGCTATATAAATGGGTTTTGCCCTCTCCATAAAGTCATCCTTTGTCTCGGGTCAAAGGACGCTCTACAGAGAGGGCGGAGATGAGGTAAAAGTGTGAGGGTTTTTTAAACACGAATTATGTTAATGGTATATTTTTTGTTGATTATGCTAATTAAGACGTAAGAGGATGTTTTATCTGCAGTCAGCCAGTCTTTGACAATATGGTCAATTTGTTTTAAGTTTTCTGTAATGAATTGAATGTTGTTATCATATTCAGCCTTCGAGATAATCCTTTTATTATATTCTTCATCTAAGCTTTTCTTAAGTTCATCGTAAATTTTTTCTTTGACTGAAGGTTGTTCTTTCATTTGAGATAAAATTTCTCTTTGAAAATCAATAGAATAAGAAAGATACATCGTGAGTGAGCGAGTGAGCGAGTGAGTGCGTATGAGAACGTGTGAGAGAGCAGATGATTAAAGGGTAAAAAATACCTGAGAAAAATCAATTAAATTTTCACCTGAAAATTTGTATTATAAATGGGGTTTGCCCTCTCCATAAAGTCATCCTTTGTCTCGGGTCAAAGGACGCTCTACAGAGAGGGCAATAATAACACTTAGAAAATAAACTCAAAAAATAAACTCAAAAAATAAACTCAAAAAATAAACTTAGAAAAGAAACTCAAAAAATAAACTTAGAAAATAAAATTAGAAAACTTATTCTTCATCGGAGAAGTCACCTTCAAGCTCAATGTCTTCGTCTTCGTCAGGGAGTTCGCAGCCAGATTTTTTTGCCCATTCTTTAACTTCCTCAGGGATTTCGCCTAACCAAGCAACAGCGCCGTTAATGTAAGTAGCAGCTAAGACAAAGTCATCGTTGTCCTCAAAGCACAGACCAGTTTCAGGGTTATATCTCCATCTTTTTCCCTCTGTATTTTTGTTCAAATTGATACGTTTTGTGGTCCAAAATTCAATGTTCTCAGAGATTGATTTTGGCTCAGAGGTGAAGTCAAAGGTGGATTTTTTTGGAGAAGTTTTTGGAGCAGTTTTTGGGGAAACTTTAATAGGCTTTACCTCTTCTGCAGACTTTGTTTTTTCCTTAAGTTTTTTGTTTGCCTCCTCCAATTTCTTTTCCAATTTCTCTTTGTTGGAAACCTTCTCCTCAGTCTTTTTGGATGAGGATTTTTTCTCAGTCTTTTTCTCCTCAGTCTTTTTGGATGGGGATTTTTTCTCGGATTTTGGTGAAGTTTTTGGAGATGATTTTGACTCAGCGAGAATCACTTTGTTAAGGTGTTTTGCACAGTAAATTTTACCGTCAGTGTGAGCAGTAGGTTCCTTTGGACATCTTTCGCAGTCTTCGTATTCGCACTTGACTTTCTCCTTTTTTGCAATTGGTTTTTTCGAAGGAGATGATGCTGGAGATTTAGCCTTTGCGTTATAAGCATCTTTTTCCTCTTGGTCGAGAGATTTCCATTGAGAACCTAAGACAGAGATGACCTTAGTAGGAGCAATACCAGGATTTTGTTTAAGAACGTTTTCACGCTCTTCCTTGCAGTACAAATTATAGCCAGAGGTGGATGGAGCTTTCTTTTCCGGTTGGAACATGTCAAAGAGAGAGACAATTTTTTGCTTAAGGTCTTCTCTGTCTTCGTCATTTTTGATGAGATTTTCATCATAGTCAACAAAGACGGAAATAACCTGGTCAGCGAAAGAATCCATTTTCTTGTCCATTTCAGAAACGATGGAGTTAATCTTAGACATAGCAGTCTTAAGAGCAGCGGAGAACGGAGTGAATTTAGCAGAAGACATCGTGAGCGAGTGAGCGAGTGAGTGCGTATGAGAACGTGTGAGAGAGCAGATGATTAAAGGGTAAAAATAAAAACAAAAAATCATTTAAAAATTTCAGGGGAAAATAAGGGTCTTTTAAAAAATTTTTTCTAAGTCAAAAAAATAAAGTGTTTATTCAAACTGAAATAAGCGAGACTAAGTTCAAATAGGATAAAACGATATATCCAATCTCATTATCAGGCTTTAGCCTATTAAATAGTTAGGGAGATAAAGTGAGATAAACCAGGGTCCTTTTATCTCGATAAAGCATATCTAGATAGACTATCCTATTATATCCTGATAAAGCGAGAAAAACCAGGGTCCTTTTTATCTCGCTAAATTAGGATATATCTAGATAAACCTTTTATCCTGATAAATCGAGAAAAAACAAGGTCCTTTTATCTTGTTAGATTGAGTTAATCTATCTGGATAAATCTGGATAAATAAATGATTTTTATTATAAAGATTTATCTAAATATAATTTAAAGAAAAGAAAATATAATAATAAAATGAGCCAAGTATGTAAAACCTGCAAAGAAGACTTATCATTAGATAAGTTTAGAACAGGCTTAAAATCCTGCAAAAAATGCAATTATAATAAGACAAAATGTGAACACGGAAAAGAAAAGAAAAAATGCGTTATTTGTGACGGTTCAGGTTTATGTGAGCACAAAAAACAAAAACACGCTTGTAAGGTCTGCAATCCTGAGAAATATGAAATGATGCATTGTCAATGCGGTATATGCAAGTCTTCAATGGTTTCTAAAAAATCTAAATATTATCCTTTATGTGAGCCTTGTTTTTGTCAAGAATATCCTGATAGTCCTTTATCGGTTAATTATAAAACAAAAGAGCGTTATTTATTTGATGAGATAAAAAACAGGTTCAGTGGTGTTAGTATGAGACTTAATAAAAGGGTCGATAATGGATGTAGCGGAAAAAAACCAGATATACTTATTGATAAGGGTATATTTTCAATTATTATCGAATGTGATGAAAATCAGCACAAAAATTATGAGTGTGAAGAAAAGAGAATTATGGAGTTATTTCAAGACTTAGGAAATAGACCGCTTATTGTAATAAGATTTAACCCTGATAGTTACATCACAAACTCTGTTAAATATGATGGTTGTTTTGAAGATATAAAACACTTATATCAAAAAAAATATTATAATTTATTACCGTTCGAGTGGTGCAAAAGAATAAGCGTTTTAGAAGGTTTAATTAAAAAATATTTAATGCTAGATGAAATACCTTCAAAAGAAATTGTAATAGAAAAATTATTTTATGATGGTTATAGGCATATTGAAAATATTATATATTTAAAAGACTTGGATGAATATACTATCAAAGCTTCTTACTTTGATAGTGAGCTTAATCATACATTGAAAATTGAAAAAGACGAAAATGAGTTATATATTAAGATTGAAAAAGGAATTGTGAAAATAATTTCAAAATTGCAATTTGACAATAGAATGTGAGGTATTTTTATGGTAAAAATTTAAATGAAAAATAAAAATTATTTTTACCCTTATTTCATCTGCTCTCTCACTCACGCTCACTTACGCTTCCGCTTTAGCTCCTTTTCACGATGTCTTTCAAACTTGCTTATGCTGAAAAAGTCGAAGAATCCATTGACGTTCGTTTGATGGACTGTAGAAATGTCGGAAACCTTATTTTAGGTTACGTTGACGAATACTCTCAGGCTTTTTTGGTAAGATTTTTTAATTTCTTAAACAAGCTCATTGAAGACGCAGTTTACTTGAACAAGGAAAAAACCGAATGGTACTTGTGCGAGTTAGACTTAGAGGAAATTACTGAGGATTTGATTGAAGAAAAAAGATGCTCATCACTCCAGCATTATTTTTCCCCTAAATCTTTCGGAGAACAAGACCTTGTAAAAGAAATAATTACCTCTGTCGCTGAGGACAAACCTCAAAACATTTTGAACTTAAAAATCAATAAAAAACTTGCAATCGGAATTAATGGCTTTGCTCACAATGACGACAGCAGAGCTAGAAGAAGTAGAGATTTTATGATCAAAGAAAAGTTCATTAATGACGCTTTGGTAAAGGTTGAGATGACTTATGAAAAAAATAAAGTTGTCGCTTACTTTCCAAATGGATTTACCGTCAAAGAATACATTTCTGAGTATCTTCAAATTAGAGGCACACCTTACGACAGACATTACACAATGTACAATAAAGTTGTTTTTCCTTCTCCGAAAAACCTTGAAAAAATTAGAGAATTATTAAAGGAAACTCAACTCGAGGCTAATGACTGCATCTTAGCTGACTTTGATTTTGGCTCATAATTACCTCTCACTTTTTTCCTCATCATCTCCGCCCTCTCTGTAGAGACGTCCTATCGCAACCTTTGGTTGCTCCGTTTTCTGGTGCCTTGGGTTCCAGTGCAACGCAAACTAGGGATGTCTCTACAGAGAGGGCAAAACCCTTTTAAGGCAAAATTTACCTGAAAAAATTTAAATGAAAAATAAAAATTATTTTTACCCTTCAAACATCTGCTCTCTTACTCGCTCTCTTACGCTTCCGCTCTCGCTCGTTCACGATGTCTATGTCTCAAGCTGTCCAACACATCATTGATGCTAATGCTCCAATGGTTTTTACTTATGCTCACTCCCGTCCTAAAGTTCAGAGGGTTGTTTACCCAACTGGAATTACAGGCGAAACTGTCAGCACTATTGATGCTGAAACTGGCAAGTACAAGAAGTTCAAATTAGATGGTATTATCTTTCCAACTCCCCCTGTCGACGAATGGATTTCTTATTCAATTGACCAGGGATTGACCGTCACATTTAACTACCGTTACTCAAATCCTGATTTGAAGAGAATTGGCGTCCCTATTAAGCTCTCTAAAAATGGTCAATCAGTCCTTGTTAAACTTTCTGACGTAGAGGAAAAGTACTTTAAGATTTCTGGAATTGAAAATTTACATCCAGTCCCTCAGGTCATTGAGGAAGTTGAGGAGGAGGAAGTTGAGGAAGGTGGTCAATTTCCTGACTGGATTATGAATACAGATTGGTCTCATAATCTTGACGACGAGACTACAGCTCCTTCCAACGATGAAATTGTTTATGAAGAAAAGGAGGAAAAAAACAGAAAAAGAATGAGGGAGTGTACAGGCTGCAAGTATGGCATTATGAACCAACAAGCTCACTATGGTGGTTGCTTAGCAGATGATGACTACTAAAGTTCTTCCCCTTTTTTACTACGGTTAGTGGAGGCCGTGTCGTAATACATTACACCATATAAAACTTTAAAAAAAATAAAAAGGACCCTGGGTCCTTTTAAAAAAATCGCCCTCAGTGGAGCGTCCTAGGAGCGACTTTGTCGCCCCGGTTTGCGTAATCGCGACTTTGTCGCTCCGTTTCCCTAAGGGAAACAGCAAACTTTTAGGGATGTCTTCGCTGAGGGCAAAACTCATTTAAGGCTTAAAATGAGTTTTAAGAGTTATTTTTAGTCTTAAAACTCATCTTACAATTTTCACAATGTCTAATATACACAAACAATTTGTAACTGTAATTCAGCACGAAATTGACGTCCATTTAATGGATATTTGTAACATCTCAGAAATGATTTTAGATTATTATAAAGAACAACCTGCTTTAATATATTGGAGTGAAGGTAAATTTATTGCCCTCTCTCTTAGAGGTAAATTCTTTGGGGTTATACCTAAGGGAGATATTGAGCTTTTAGAGAGAGTGAAAGACTTAACAAGTTTAGGTTGGGACAACTCAGACGGTAGAATTCGCTTAGATAGAACAAGTTGGAATATGAAAGGTGAGCATCTTAGAAAAATGATTATGGAACTCTAATTGAAAACATAAAATTATTTCAAGTAAAAAGTATCTCGTTCCCAACATGAAAGTTTATGACATTATTGAAGAAGCAATTGACGTCCGTCTTATGGATGCTCCTAATATTACGTCGATTATTTTAGACTATATTCAAACCAGTATTTTTTATTTTCAGTATGAGGAAACCGATTACGAACACTCTGACTTAGAAGAGATAAATTTTATTTCAAAAGCGTGTATTTTAGCTACAAATGAAGATGAGGCGTATGAAATGTTTAAGTCTCATACTGAAGGGTTGAAAATTGAACAAATTGACAAAGATACTTTTATTGGTAATTTGACATTGGAAGAAAATAAAAGATATTTTACTTTACCAAAAATCTATCATATTTACACAGTCAAAAAAGGTTATGAACTTGACCGTAAATTCTCACCTATTTATTATACTTGGGGTAAGTATGAATATAAACATAAAAAAGGTGAGGTCCAATCATCTATTAAATCTAAAAACTACCAAGATTCTTCTTTCTTTTTAAAAGGACCCTGGAAACTTTTTTTCGATTAAGAGGTCCTCTACTCTCCGTAAAAAATTAATTACGCCCTCTCTGTATTACATCATCTGTCTGAACCTTAGAAAGAGACAGATGATGTAATACAGAGAGGGCAAAACTCACGTATTATGGGGAGAACTTTAACTGAAAAATAAAAATTAGTTTTAATAATTTTTATTTACTACAAAGAGGATGTCTAAGGAATCTTTTGAAAATGAGAAAAAAGAAGGTGAATACAAGGTCTATCATAAGAATGGAAACTTATCAGTTTTAAAATACTATAAAAATGGAAAGTTAGAAGGAGAACTTAAAAAATGGGATGAAAAAGGTAATTTAGAATACTTATATACTTTAAAAAATGGAAAATTAAATGGGGAATGGAAAACTTGGTGGGAGAATCAAACCTTAAAATCGCATTCATTTTATAATCAAGAAGGTCATTTAGACGGAACTTTAAAAACTTGGAGAGATGATGGGAGTTTAGAAGGTGAATATCATTATAAAAATGGAGATTTACACGGTCATTATAAAGAATGGGATAAAGACTATGAACTAACACTTCATGAGTACTATATTGAGGGCTGTAAAGTAGATACTTATTATAAAAAGAAAACTCAGGATAAAAACCTGAAAAAATAAATGATTTTTAAAAAATATTTTTACCTTTAATTTATCTCACTCTTTCACGATGTCTTCTTCTCAGTTTATCAAATACATGATTGACGCTAATGCTCCTATAATTTTTACCTATTCTTACTCTAGACCTGAAGTTAAGAGAATTGCTTATCCTGTTGATGTGAAGGGAAATATCATCTCTACCATTGACGCTGAAACTGGAAAATATAAAAAGTTCAAGTTAGATGGTATTACCCTTATTCCTTCTATTGAAGACCAAATCTATCGTGCAATTGAAGAAGGTTTGACTATTAGTTTTTACTACCGTAACTTAGAACCTTTAAGTTTAAGATCAGGTGTTCCTATTAGATTTCTTAATGATGGGAAAACTGTTCTTGTAAGAATTGAGCATTATCTGCCTTACAGAAGATACTCTAATCAAGTTCCAAGTTTCGTCGAGTTTAAAAGTTTTACCATCTCTAAAATGCAAGAATTAGTCTTACTTTATCCTTCTATATTGCCTAAAAAAGTTAATTTCAATATTACCCATCTTGAAGAAAGCCAAAGTGAATTCTACAATGAAGAGGAAGAAGAAACAGAAGAAGAAACGGATGAAGAACCTCTTGAAGTTGACCTCATTGATTTAAATGATGAAGAGTGTATTGGTTGTAAGCATAATATTGAAAATCAAATCGCTCACTATGGTGGTTGTATCAGATATGAAGGTGATGATTTTTTAAACTAATATACCCTAGGCATAATTCAAAAAAAATGGATCCTTTTAAAAATGCCCTCTCTGTATTGCGTCCTCTTTGGGATGTCTTTACAGAGAGGGCAAAACCCATTTACTGTGAGTAGCAAATTAAAACTGGTCCGTTTGTTTCCCTTCGGGAAACGGAACCCCGAAGGGGTGATTATTTTGGCTGCCGCTATATTTATTTTTCTTCCTAGAAAAATAAATGATTTTTTAAAATAATTTTAAGGTTAAAAACATCTTGTAAAATGGAATCTATTTTTGCTACTCTCATTGAAGAAGTTAATACGCTTACAGTGTCTAAATTCCTTATGGACACTGAAGAGGTCTTCTCTAATGGTGCTTCTAAACTTGGATTATCTAACCTGAAAGCAATTAGAGAACTTTGCGTTAAAGAAGGAGAACAACCTCTTATTATTGCCGCGTTAGATTCTTTTATCAAATCTATTAAAAATAAAAAATTCGAAGACTCTAAATCAGCTCGTAAAGCAGTTGAAGAAATTATGAAAATTCTCTATCCTATTAGCGAAGATGAGGAAAGTGATGAGGAGAGTGAGAGATCCTCTCGTGAAGATGATAGTAGTAGCAATGAAGACAGTGAAATTGATGAAAGTGATGAGGAGAGTGAGAGACCCTGGGTCTCTCGTGAAGATGAGACTGATGATGAGAAGACTGATGAGGAAGAAATTGAAGAAGATGAGATTGAAAGGTATAATGAGCTGTTGAAAGATAAAGTATTGAAGAAGTATATAGTAACTAAAAGATTTAAGATTACTACTAGTGATGAAGAAAAAAGAGATATGATTGAAAGCTTGTATAAGATAGTTAAAAACATATATGAAAATTTCGCCTCTGATAAAGATGCAGATAAAATTTTATCTGTTTTGGAGGAACTTGATGAGTTAAGAGATTAGTATCGTGTGGTGCATCTCAAGAGACCCTGGGTCTCTCACTATCACCCTGTATTTTTAGTTTTGTATTTTTATCGTGTCCCCGCCCTCTACGATCGTTGTGTGATCGTAGAGGGCCAAACCTCGTTTGAGAGAAAAACGATAGGAGAAAATTTTAAGGGTATTTTATCGTGTGGTGCATCTCGAGAGACCCTGGGTCTCTCACTATCACCCCTCCGGGGTTCCGTTTCCCTTCGGGAAACAAAACAACCTGATTTTTATAAGAATACAGGCTCGAAGAGCCTGATACTTCTGTGGAAGACCCTGGGTCTTCCCTAAAATTTGGTAGGTTTAGAGATGGCACGAAGGACCCTGGGTCCTTCACTCCCCGTAACTGAAAAATCTAATTGATTTTTAAAAATTATTTTAACCTTAAAATCATCTTAATTTGAGCTCAAGTTTTTACGATGTCTTCTGTTGCTAAGTTTAACCCATTCGCTTCTGCTTTGAAAGCTGCTGTTACTAAAATCAACAATATCGCTTCTGAGATGGATAAGAAGGTTGATATTTTCGTGGATGAAGTCATCACTAAGATGGTTGAGTATGATGAAGAGTATTTTACTCGTGGAGGTAATGAAGAGACTGATAAGGATGCTATGAAAGAGAGTATCAAAGGTCTTTTCAAGATGTTTCAACCTGAAAAGAAAAGATCTTATTCTGGTTACATTTTGTATTGCAAAGAAGAGCGTAATAATATTAAAGAAAAAAATCCAGAGTTGAGTCCTCCTGAAATTACTTCTGCTTTAGGAGCTCAATGGAATGCTTTAGATGTTAATGAAAAAGCTGAATATAATGCCAAGGCAAAATCTATGAAGCCTATCGAAGCTCCAAAGACTAAGGCAGTTTCTAAGAAGAAGGAAGAAAAGAAGGCAGTTTCTAAGAAAAAAGAAGAGCCTAAGAAGAAGGAGGAAAAGGAGAAAGTTTCTAAGAAAAAGGAAGAACCTAAGAAGAAAGAGGCCAAGAAGAAAGAAAATGTTGAAAATACAATTAAAAAATCCCCTATGAAGAGTCCTAAGATTAAGGACGACTTTGATTTTTCAGGACCGGCATCCCTTATTATGAAATTTAAGAAGATTAACTTAGACGAGAATACAGAGGGAAAAAGATGGAGATATGACCCTGAAACAGGTTTATGTTTTGATATGGAAGAAGATAAGCTTGTTGCAAGATATAAAAATGATGAATTAACTTGGTTAAAAGATATTCCTGAAAACATTAAAAATTGGGCTAAGAGAGCTGGATATAGCGTAGATAATGATGATGAAGTTTGTGATATTGAGTTGGAAGATGAATTATCAGATGACGAGTAAATTTATACTGTGAGTAGCAAATTAAAAAGTACCTGAATTTATAAGAATTCAGGCTCTACGAGCCTGTAATACTGTGGAAGACCCTGGGTCTTCCCTAAAAACTGGTCCGTTTTATTTTGGCTGCCGCTATATTCTTCCCCCTATCCTGAGTTGTAACGACAACCACCGTAAAAAAATAAGTGTTATTAGCGCCCTTTCTGTATAGCGTCCTATTCGGGATGTCTATACAGAAAGGGCCAGAACTCACATTATGGGTAAAAAAATCTAAATGATTTTTTAACACTATTTTTAGGTTAAAATATCATTATATAAAATGTGTAACGCTATTACTAAAGAAGGAAATCCTTGCAAAGTTAAAAGCGACGGTTTTTACTGTCATATCCACAAAAGACCTGATCCTGAACCTACAATTGAAAAAAAGAGGGAAATCATATTGGAAAAGTTATTGGACCCAACAACTATCTTATCAAAAAAATTTAGCCTTATAACAGAGGCATATCTTTTATTTAACAACATTGATTTAACATCGGAAACTATATCTCTAATCAACAGAGCTAAATATTTGGGAAATTTAACCGAGATGCAGTATAATGATTTTATTTCTATTTATTTAGACGATGGGATTGATAATGATACTAGATATGATACTGTAAAGACTGCTATATCAAAAATATTTTCAAATGGTTGTAAGTCGAAGAATGACCCGTTATGGATGTTGCAAATGATAGAGTTGTTAAGAGACACATTTTTTATTTATTTTAAATTTGCCTTATCGAGAGGAAGGTTTTGGAGAGGAATGGAAGAAGCTATAGAATTTTATAATAAAAAAATTATTCCTAATAGGGAAAGACAAATTGAAATTTACAGGGAAAGAAACCTTAATAAATTAAGGGTGGAAATAGCTAAAAAGAATACTCCTATTTGTGATGATGTTTGTAAGTATATTTTAGCTGACTATTTATAAATTTACATTTATACCTCCGTGTGTATCGTGTGGTGCCATCACTCCCCGTGGAAAACGGTAATTATTATTTTACGGTCTTTTTTGAGACCATAAAATACTGTGAGTAGCAAATTAAAATGTACCTGATTTCTTATAAAATCAGGTACATTTTAATTTGGCTGCCGCTATACATTTAATTGAAAAAAGTTTTTTTTATAATATATTATTAAACTATATCGTAGAAATGAAGGCTTCTAATAAGATGGATCGTTTGGTGTCGATTGCGTATGAACTGGCCTTAAAAGTCGCGGATGGAGCATAAGCACGGTTGTGTTGTGCTCCACCACGGAAAAATTATGTCTACAGGATATAATCTCGATAAAGTTCAATATAAGCATAAAAACAAGTATAAATATGGGTGTACTAATACTTCTTGTTCTACCCACGCTGAGATGTCAGCTATATTGTCATTAAAAGGTAAAAAAGCAAATGCCTTACTTGTAATTAGGGTAGGTAAAGACGGAACATTAAGAGATTCTAAACCTTGTCAGTACTGCTATGAATTTATGTATAAGATCGGTATAAAGAAAATCTATTTTTCAAGTAATAATCAAGACGTTGAGATTATGAGGATAAATGATATAAACCGTGAAGACTTGTTAGTTTCAGGGTCAAATATAAAGCTAAAACAATCTACCCGAAAAAACTAAAAGGACCCCTTTTTATCGCGCTGTTTGCGCTCCGTTTAAACCGAAGGTTTAAACTAATTGAAAAATGAAAATAATTTTATGGTTTAATTATATCTTGAAAAATGTCTTCTATTATTCAAAAAGGTATTAAAGGATTCTTCTTTGGAGCAACAACTTCAGGAGTAGGTGAGCCTATTAGCGAACCTATTAAGGAAGTTCTTAAACCGAGAGTTATAGATGAAGATGATGAACCTCAAAAGAAGAAAAAGAAAATTCCTAAGGTTGATGAAGAAGATGAAAATGATAATAAAAGCTATGATTTAGCTTTGAAAATTCTGGGCGATTCTATGTTTGAAATTAAGAATAAAAAGATGTTTGTGGTTCCTTTGATGAAATTAAAGCATTTGAATTTGAACCCGTATAGACATCAGAGGGAATACAATCAAGAACATGTTGAAGTTCTTAAGAAGGGGTTGTTACAAACAGGATTTTTGTATCATCCTATTGTTCTTATTCATATCCCGGATAGAAAAGAGATTTCTATTATAGACGGACAGCATCGTTTTAAGGCTTTAAAAAGCATTTTAGAAAATGTAAGAGAAGGAATTCATGCTGAAATTCAAGTACAGATTGAACTTTTAGAATGTGAAGATGATGATACGAAGATAATGAATATTTATAAGAATGTTAATACTTGTCAGCCTATTGATATGAATAAGATCATATTAGAAGAAGATTATGTTAAGCTTATTCAAAAGTTGAAAAACGTATTTGGAAAGAAAACAATTGATGAGTATAAAACAAAGGCAAAACATTACATCATAGAAAGCAAGTTGAAAACAGAGTTGATGGCTCATAATTTATTAATAAAGTATTCAGATGAAGAATTGGTTAAAAGGATAGTTCGTAAGAATGAAGATTTGAAGGAAGAACATCTTATCTTACGAGAATTAAAAGAAGATGTGGTGAAAAAATGTGAAAAAAATGACTTTTGGTTAGGCACAGAATTTCCTAAATGGTTAAAAGAACTTTAATTGAAAAATGAAAATAATTATTCAACTTAAGACACAAAATGTTGTTCGTTATTTGTTCTATCTTAATCTACCTCTATAAGGTATATACTCCAAAAGAGTATAAAGTTTTTATAAATGTGTTTTCGTACTTAGTTTTTACCCTTCTTATTTATTTTTTAGATATAAAGGACAATTATATTGTTCATATGAAAAGTAAAAATAGATTCTTCTTAATAGAGTTAATTTTTGTTAGTTTTGTATATATCTTATCTCAGTTTATTCCAACCTTAATTTTTTCTATAAAGTTAATAGATACAACCTTCTTATTATACATTCATTACGACCTTAAAAAATACAATAAATATTTTAACAATTATCAAGTCTTTTAAAAAGTTTACCGTGGTTGCCAAGACAAAATCTACCAACTTTTAAACAATTACAGGCTCAAAGAGCCTGTAATTATATGAAATCAGGTGGTTTTGAAATGCAACTCAGGATAAATGATTTTTATAAAAAAAATAAATTAATAGTTTAAGTATAACTATCAATTTACTTATAAAATGACTTCTTTACTTGATATTTTCAAAATCAAAAATTTAGATATTGTGCTTAATGACAACTCAAAAATAAAAGTATTTGATAAAGACATTCATAACTTATACGAAGACAGTAACGGCGAAAAGAAAGAATTTAAGATTTCAGAAGAAGAAAATACGGTAAAATTAACCCGTCCCTACGATAAACAAATTAAGAAAAGAAAGATATATGAAGTTCCCCTTATGGATGATGACCTTGAAATAGTGTTCAACAGAACAAGGGAACAAAATTATGAACTTTTGAAAAGTCTTGATTATAACGAGTTTGAAATTACCTCTTCACAAGTCCCTAATGACATCTATAGAATTCCCTATATGTCTAAAGGTGAAACTAAAGGATATGCTGTTCTTGTTAATAGGACTGAAGATGCCTTTCTGTTAGACTTGAATAGTCTTTTTGTTGTTAAACCTCTTTCGTCTCATATTAACTGTCTTACCTCGAATACAAGATACATTGACCCACAAACCCCGAAAAAAGAAAAAGTAGTTGAAGTTCCTCAAGCACCTCGTAAAAAAACATCAACAAGCTCTTCCTTTTACTCTTCTAAAAAACTTGACTTTGAAGAGAAAGAAGTGGCCTCCGTGGATATTCCAACAGGCCATATTGTAACTTTCATATATAAGGGAGATGAAAAAAGAGTTTTAGTAAAAGAGACTAATGACAAGTATACTGAAGGGATTTGTCAAACAGATAATAAGTATAAAAAATACCTTACAAGATATATCGAAAAAGTAAATAAAGTAGAAGATGCGTCCTCTGAAGACGAAGACAATTTATCAGAAGAACCTCAACCGACATATAAAAATATGATTTTGAATACTATAAAGACCTGTTATGTTAATGGAACAAGAGGTTTATCTAGACAGGCTCTTCAGGCTTACATTATGCGTAATTATAATATAAAGATTGACAATTTTCATAAACATTTTATTATGACATTAAAACGACTTGTTGAAACTGGTTGTATCATTCAAACAAAGCAAAAATTTAAACTTGGAGATGAAGGCAGAAAGTATTTGAAAGAACAGAAAAAGCCTAAGAATACTATAAAGTATGATAATAATGTTGTTCAAGAAGGACCAATCCAAGATGCAATTGACAATGAAAAAATCTTAGATATTATGTATGATGGTGGTAGTATTCCAGACATAAAACGCCCTATAAGGCCTAAAAGAGTTTATAAAGCGTCAAATGGAAATCTAATTTTACAAGCCACTTGTCTCATTGATGATAAGGTCAAAAATTTTAGTTTAGATAAAGTTAAAGTCATTGCTTAAGTTTAACCTAGTTTAAAGTTTAATTTATTTCTATTTATATCTTCAAATGGAAGACATAAATAGTCAGTTAAGAAAAAACCCACAACTCATTTTCCAGGATGAAATCCGGTCTAAAATATTAAACGAGAAAGATGAGTTAATCCCTGAAGCCAAAACTCGAAGAAAAGAACTGTACATGGGAATGTGTAGTCATTGCTCTAAAGCACCCTGTACTAATTATATGTATTTGCATTCTTATAACTACTACAAAAAGCTTTGGCTAAACTACGAAAGACAAATGGAAGAACTAGAAGAGAGTATTGATGACAGTGATTATGACGACGACGACATTATACCGTCTTCCGACAAAGTTGATTATAGGGACCTTTTTATATATCCGTATGTCGAGTTTGATGGGATAAAGAAAGCTTATGAAATGTATGTGAAAAAGAAGTTGTTTGATACTATGAATAATGACACTATATTGTATAACGATGTTATAGGTATTATTCTCGATTATTATTAAAAAAAATAAGTATATAATAAAGATGAATCCTGTAATAAAAAATAGATTGAGAAAAGTTTACCCATACAGTATAGTGTTACAAGAGGTTGAGAAAGAAGGGCCGATTTGTTCTAAACAAGTATCCGAAAACTTGAATATGAGGAGGGTAGACGCTCAACGTTGGCTTAATAAAGCAAGAAACGAAAGTAATGTCTCAATTTACCCGGAAGAACATATGGAGAAATTATCAAGTATTTTTGACCCAAATAGAAGAGAATTGAATAATAACAAGTATTATATAAGAAAGTAATTGATTTTTACAAGTTATTTTAACCTTGTAAAAATCAAAAAAAATGTCTGAAGAAATTATTTTTCCAATAGGTAGATTCATGAAGGATTTATTGAAAGTAATTAAGGATAGAGATAATGTTGTTTTATTAAAACAGAAACAAGTGTTGCAATGGGTATTTGGAGATATGTCTTTTCTTCCTAATAAGACAAAAAATGATGAAGATGAATGGGGCAGAAAGATGTTAAAATTGAAAAGGCCTGATTTAAAATTGGACGGTCAATGGACTAATAAATTCGGGGAACATATAGTAGAAGAATTATATGAGATATTAGGTAAAAATCCTAAAACTCCAAAGAAAATGAAACATTTTATGCCTGATTTAGACACTGATGAATATATCATAGAAGTAAAGACTCAGACTTACTATACAACAGGAACTGCAGGGGAAAAGATACTTGGAACGGCTTTTAAATATAGAGAAGTTCCTGACTTGTATAAGAAACCATTACAAATAATATGCATAGGAGGAGCCGAAAAGATATGTAAAGAAAATTATGGAATTCTATCTAAAGAGAAGGATAAAAATGCTCTTATTATTTTAGAAACTTATAAAAATATGGGGATAGAATATATAGGTATTACTAGTATATTCAAATCAGTAATAAAAAAATTAAATGAAAAACAATTTAAATAATATACTTTTAAGTATAAAAATGACTATAAAACCTATACTCAAGTGGGTTGGAGGTAAGACTCAAATCATAGATAAATTATTGAGTTATTTTCCCACTGAAATTAATGATTATCATGAAATATTTTTAGGCGGAGGTAGTGTTCTTTTGACCTTACTTCAATACATAAAAGATAAAAAAATATTTTTACATGGTAGAATATACGTATATGACTTGAATGAAGCTCTTATATATGTTTATAAAAATATCCAGTCCAATTACACCGGATTATATTCTGAAATAGAAGTGTTAATAAATGAGTATAATTCCATCTCAGAAATGAAAGGAGGGAATAAAAAACCAAATAGTATATCTGAGGCTAAAATCAGTAAGGAGAATTATTATTATTGGATAAGAAAAAGTTATAACTTATTAGAGAATAAAAAATCATTGCTTTCTTCAGCTTACTTTATCTTTTTAAATAAGACATGTTTTAGAGGAATGTATAGAGTCGGTCCAAACGGATTTAATGTTCCTTTTGGAAACTATAAAAATCCAGAGATAGTTTCCCTTGAACACTTAAAAGAAGTTAGTATCCTTATAAAAGACGTTATTTTTGAATGTCTTGATTATTCAAAGTCAATTGAAAAAGTTCAAGAAGGAGATACAGTTTATATGGACCCTCCGTATGCACCTGAAACTACTAATTCATTTGTAGGATATACTGAACAAGGATTTGGCTTGTCAGAACACCAAAAATTATTTAACCTTTGTGACAACTTAAAGAACGTCAATTTTATTATGAGTAATGCTTATGTTGAACTTGTAAAAGAACATTTTAACAATTATGAGCTTTATCCTATACAATGTAAAAGGTCTATTAATTCTAAAAATCCAGGGGCAAAAACAACTGAAGTTATTATAAGAAACAAAATGTAAAGCGAAGTGTAATTGAAAATTAAAAATAGTTTTATAGCTTCAAATCATATTGTAAAATGTTGTCAGTCGTATATTATCCTATTAAAAAAGTTTTTAATACTTTATTTACCTTGAGTTACACAAAAGATTATGACTTTAATGAACCTGTTGATAAATCAAATAAAGATTTTTGGGTAGGAAGTAGAATTGTGATTGATAATGAAGAATATATCCTTCATAAAAAAACAAACCTTATTATGAGTTTCGATGGTGAATTAGTAGGAAGATATACAAGTAGAGGTATTATTGAGGTTGATTATTTAGAACCAAAAATTATCCAATGGTATAATGATTGTGGGTTTAATACCCCATATAAAGTTTAAAGTTGTAGTGTGGTATTATAAGATTTCAATTACCCCCAGATGGGTGATTGAAATGAATATTATCGTGAGTAGCAAATTAAAAAGTACCTGAATTCTTATAAGAATTCATCACGACTTCGTCGCTCCGTTTCCCGAAGGGAAACAAGCTCGTAGAGCCTGTAATACTCCGGAAGACCCTGGGTCTTCCCTAAAAACTGGTCCGTTTGTTTCCCTTCGGGAAACGGAACCCCAAAGGGGTGATTATTTTTGGCTGCCGCTATATCGTGTGATTGAAATAAGTTTAAAACAAGTTTCTCTTTTAGATTCAGGGTCATCTATAAACTGATGATGTGCTCCATTTATGACATAATCTAAAGCTGTTTGTTTGCAATTGTCTTTTAAGCTTACATCAATCTCTGAAAGTAATAATAATTTTACAGTATTTACATCAAGATTATAAACAGCATAATGTAAAGCGCTCATTCCCACATTATCTTGAAGGTCAAGGTCACAATCATTACTTATAAGCATATCAATCATATTGGTATATCCTTTTTCAATACAATATATTAACAGGGTTTGTCCATCTTCATTTTTAGTATCAAGTTCTGCTTCGTAAACATCAATCAAATAGGTGAAAATATACTCGTTAAACTCTTTATCATTTTTCACCATATACCAAAGGGGACTTTTCTTGTTTTTAATAAAGTCATCTACAACATATGAGATTTTACAGTTTGCTCCAAAGTCTATTATTGATGTATAATTATTGCTTCTTATAACATCTATAAATTTATTCATTTTTTAATTACTCAAGATATTCCTTTAACTTTATGAGTAGCAAAATTTAAATGAAAAATAAAAATAAATTTAACCTTGAAATCATCTTTTAAAATGTCCAGATATTATAGAAAAAAGCAAGTTGAACAACCTCTTAAAACTGTAACAGAGAGTGTGTCTAATCTTAAAATAAGAGATGACCGTACTGAGATTTTCGAGACTAAAATAGCTGACAAAAATGTTATTCAGCGTAATAAGCTTAAAACTCAGATGTGTAAAAGACTTACCGAAACTGGTTATTGTCAGTTTGGTAATAGCTGTCATTTTGCTCATGATAAAAGCGAGCTTCGTAAAGCCATCTGTTTCTTCGGAGACAAATGTAAGGATAAGAAAAACTGCGGTTATGACCATACAACGGAAGAAATCCCTGAACTTCCTAAAAATCAACCTCCACCTAAAATGTGGGAAATTGACGTTTCACCTGTTTCTAAAGATGAAGAAATGATGATTGAATTAGAACCTGAAGACACCTTTAAAACTCATGATAAAAATAACGAGTTAGAAAAATTGAGAAAGATGATGGAGGAAGCCGAGAAGGATCAGGATTTTAAATTTGAGTTAATGAACACTATGAAATCATATTTAAGAGAAACATTTACCGAAGAAAATACTGTGTATATAAGATCACCTGGTAAAAAATCTGTTAAATTCATTGCAATCGAGTGTGAAGATGATGAGTTTGAGTCTATCATTGACCGTATTTACGGGGAGTGAAGGACCCCTTCGTGCCAATAATTGTCTCGCACATCATGATGACACCCATCAAATCATTGCGTCAAAATAAAAACACGATAAAAAAATAAAAATATGAGGGGCATTTCTCCTCTTATTTTTAATATTGTATATTCATAACTTAATCAAACTCGTAATATGTATTTTGTAATAATGCATCCCAGTTACTAAATTTGATGATATAAAGAGGATAATCTTGTTCTCCTTTCTTTATAGATTCTTCACAGAAAAAATCTGTTGTAATATCATAAATAAGGTCTCTTAACTTAGCTTGTATTTCTATTTTTGTTTTTTGTGACGCTGTAATAGTCTTATATTTTGTATAATCAAATATATCCTTCAAAGTAACCTTATTTATATTAAGTAAATAATCATTAATTATAGTAGTAAAGAAGTTTATATTTGTTTGAATACATTGTTCGGGATTTTCAAGCTGTTTTTCAATATTTTCTTTGAAGGCTTGTTCAAGATTAAACTTTTTTGATATTTCTGATATATGTCTTAAGTCTTGAATCCCCTTGAAATATAACTCTACTAAATTGAACAATATATTCTTACAGCTCATAGTTAAGGTTTGTATGAAGTTGTAAAACTTAGGTGTAAGTTTTATAAAAAAAATACCATTTGATGTAATGCATAAATGTGTCTTTATATGTGTAGTAAATAAAGACGCTTCAGAGCTTATTATTTTCATATCTAACCCAGAAGGCCAAGCTACTATAAGTTTATGTTTAGATGTACAATAATTAGGATGAGAATGATAATTCACATCTGATATAGGAACTAAAACTCCTTTTTCTTCACCTCTAATAGAAGGAGAAGAAGTGTATAAGTTATATCTTGTAATTTCTTTTCCTTCTACTTTAACACTATCTATTTTAGCCTTATCATATAAACCTCCATATTCAACGTCTTTACTCAATAAAGATTTTAACATCTTTAATTCACCTCTGCTTATAAGATATTTTTCATGTCCGCTAAGTTCAGTCATGTATAAATTTCTACTATTATTCAAATATAGTTCATCTTCAAACAAAGGCAGTTCTTCTATCTTATTCGTAAAAATAATACTTCTAAATTTCACCTTCTTGTTAATATTACAAATATCTGTGTAATTTTCACTCTCTATATAACCCATACCTTTAAATTTAGACAACATACTGCTGAAATAAATTTCGTTCAAAGCTAATGGTAAAACTGAACTATAAGATTCAATTATAAAATCAGAAAGTCTGTTATAATAAGTAGGAGTATAAGCAGAAATTACCCACAATATTTCACCTTGTAATAAAGGATTAACTAAACCTACATTATTAGTATTACTTACAGTTAAAAAGTATGTCCTAGGTTCAGGCTGTTGAAAATACCATAAAAAATAAAAATTATATTTTATCAAAATACTATCAACGTGTTCCTCTGGAATGCTTAAATTTATATTTCTACAATTATTAATTAAAAATGAGACTATAGATGGGTTAGGAGAATGCTTAAAAATATTATTAATAACTTCCCTTTGATTATATGAATTTATATTTGCAAAGTAAAAATACCCTTTTTCATTTAATTCTATATGTTGAGGGTTATATGTAGCCATAAAATAATCTACCAACTCTAAATTCTTCTTCTTAATTTCGTTTGAATCTAACCTGACATCTCCTTTTATATTAACCATAACTATAAAAAGTTTTTTACCCTCTATCCTTACCACTTTTACCTTAAAAAAATCAGAATAAAAACTTATGAGTTCTCTTAACCCTTTAACACCTACTAATTTATTGTAATATATTACTTTATCTTCTTCCTCTTGCGGTTGAACTTCCTGTTGAGGTTCCTCTTGAGGTTCCTCTTGAGGTTCCTCTTGAGGTTCTTCCTCTTGAGGTTCTTCCTCTTGAGGTTCTTCCTCATCTTCACTTTCATCATCTTCACTTTCCTCATCTTCACTTTCATCATCTTCACTATTCTCATCTTCACTTTCATCATCTTCACTATTCTCATCTTCACTTTCCTCTCTTTTTATTCTTTTACGGGAAGAATTTAATTGTTCTAATTTGTCTTTAATAGTCTCAATAAAAGGCTCAATATCTCTTATATTGAGAGTTTTTTTCATTTCTTTTTTGACATCTTTTAGTTCGGTATAACCTTCATGAAAAATAATTTCAGTTTGATTCTCAACTTCATCCTGTAGCATATCATATATTTTATCTATGTATCCATTTACTTCATTTTTTCTTTCTTTAAATTTTATGCCATATTTACCCTCAAGTATTTCTTTGATAGTTTTTTTGCTTCGAAGATTACTCTCGTCTATATCTTCTTCATTTCTAATCATCTTTTCTATATCTTTTTTTATTGTGCTTGCTGGAACGTCATTCTCATTTTTATATTCATCTTCATCTTCGTATATTCCTGAACTGTATAAAGGTTCTCTCATTTCTTCTTCTCTAACTTTAATAATATAATATTGTTCTTCCGATAAAGCTATATTATATATATCATCAATTGCTAATACATCAAGAATAATATTAGGGGAAGGATCTACAGTTTTTATTTTATTTAATACATTAGCAATAAGAGTTTTACCGAAGCCTTTTTTTCTTTGATTAGGATCAGTACAAACATGGTCTATATACCATTCACTTTCCCGTTTAACAATTTGACAAAAACTTATAATTTCATCAGTAAAATTATCTGAAAGAATAGCCCAAAGGTCGTTATATTTTATAGGTATTTCTGAGTTAAAACAACCGGAAAATATTGAAGATAATAGTTCCTTTGTTTTGTCTATGTTTTGAACCTGATATATTCCAAAATTTGTATGAGTCCTTACATCTGTCACAATTGGAGAAATTAATGTTAGGCCTTCCATTTATATTTATAAAAGTAAAAAAAATATTTAAATGATATTTTGGAACTTTTATAAATTCCAAAATAACATGTCTTCGTCTTCTCTTACTAAAAAATACCTTGGTTCTTTCAAAGAGGATTTGTCCCTCCTGAAAGAAGCTATGGGAAAGCTTAAATATATGGATATGAATATTCTAAATATTGTGGAAAGTTATATGTATGAAAATAGAGTGGAAAAACAAAAGTCGTATTTAGGCTTTACCGACAACTACATTTTTCGCTTTTTAGAATATACAAAAAGATATGGAATACGTAATGGAGAATGTGTAGAATATACAGAAGAACCTGGTATTAAAAAGCTTAAAAAGAGGGTCAATATTGTAAATGGAACATATCACGGTAAAGTAACCTATTATGAAAATGGAAAAGTTTCAGATGAAATGGAGTATGTCTATGGAGAGAGAGATGGTGCGAGAAAAGTATATGATAAAAAGGGTAATATTACAATGTTGTGCCATTATAAAAATAATTTATTAGAGGGAGAATATATAATGTATGACAGGAATGAAACTATGTTTTTTAAAAAAGGTAAAAGACACGGGTCACATAAGGTTTGGGGAAATGGTGGAAAATTGATGTTAAGTTGTAGCTACAAAGATGATGTTTTGGTAGGAGAGTATTTACAATGGTATAATAACGGTAATATTATGTGTAAAATTGTATATAATGATAAGGGGGAAAAGATATATGAAAATAGATGGTCAGAAACAGGAAAGGAGTATAAACTATATGGTGGAGGTATGTGGATGTAAGAATAAAAATATGAGAGGAGCATAGGGTGCAAAATAACACCAAAAACGACCTAGATGAGAAGCACCATATTTAAAATAAGACATAAAGAAAAAAAATGGCAAAAAAACACCCAACATCTTATTATAAGGTACAGACAAGTTGTAATAACTTAAATATGTAATTGTTATTAAAAATAACCCATATACAATCCCGGCATGTTTCCAGTTATTCCAAGCCCAATAAAGACTTCCATTCATAGTTTTGTCAGATGTTGTTTTATCTAATGATTTCCAGTTATTATTAGTATATAAAAATATAAATAAAGTATATATATAAACTAAGTATTTGCCTTTTACTGAACCTTTATATTTATAGATAATAAATGCAAGAACAATAGGCTGAAGATTGTTAAATATACAAGCTATTTTTGTGAATAGCCGATTTATATCATCGTCTTTTGTGGTCCAAAATATGTAGTCAAATAATTGCATAAAAGATACAAATAAAAAGAAGCCACCAATGACTTTAAGATCCGGAGAATCCGATTTCAGTAAATATGAGGATGAAACCATCCCTATTATAAAAGCATAGACAGATGCTTGAGGAGTATAGCACATTTATAATATAAAAAGAAATTTTCTATATTATAATAATAAAAATGGAAGTAAAGCCATATACTCATTATTCTGGAAAAATTGTAAATATAGGGAATCACGCTTATAACCTTAATAATATTCCTAAGGAATTAACCCTTGTAGGAAACTCTATAGATGAAGAAACAGAAGATAAACTTATAGAGCTTATCAAAGGTAATAAATCTATCCAAATTAAAACCGTGATGAGTTGTATTGCAAAAGATTTTTCAGTTGAATTACCCCATAAATTGAACGACTTTTATTGGAGTGTATTAAACCCCGGAGAAGGTATGCCTCCAGAAATGGAAGATTACAAGTATTATAATCCTTGTGTAGTAGTAATAAATTTAGGAAGTGATATTGAGATGACATTTGTAGATACAAAAACAAGAAAACAATATCCGGTTATGTTGCCCCGTAGAAGTATGTTTTTACTTAAAGATACTGAGAAAAAGTTCCAAAGATTAATTACAAAGAAATTTGAGGATAAAGTATCCGACGGAACTATGTCTAAAAGAGAACATAGATATGCCCTTGTATTTAAAAGCTTAAAAATATAAAATTTTAATATTTATTTAATAAGTATTAAAATGGACTACCACAAAGGATATAACATTAGGGATTTAGCTGAAGAATTTATGAAAGAAAAGGAATATTACAGGTACACGTTAGAGCAATTTAAAAACTGGTTAATTAGTGTAGATGAAGATTTGTCTGGGTGTAAATTAGATAATTTTACCTCATTGCCATTTGAAGATATAAGAATATTTGATTATCTTTTTCAGCTTAAAACCGACCCTTTTTATTTATATATGAGTTGTATGGAAAAAATCCTATACCTGGAAAAGAAGGCTCAGAATGATATAACAAATCTATTTATTAAAAAATATAAAGATATAGCTTCTATATGCTCTAAATATATGAGTAACGAACTAAAAGAACATGCATTATATATTATTAAAAATCCTAAAGAAGTTTAACGTGATTTTTTCTTCTGTTTCTTCTGTTTTATTAAACCTTTAGTCCTAGGGCTTTTATAGCACTTTTCATTTTTAAAAGTAAAAATCACAAGAACATTATAACTTATATTTTTAAGCTTAAAAATATAAGTTATAATGCTTAAAATGAGAGGAAAAATGACCCAGGAAAAAGATATTATTTTATCAGTTTTCAACACCCTTAAATATATGGATAATAACATAGCTAATATTATAGATGATTATATATATGAAACTCACCCTGCATGTATATTTATTGGTATAAGTATGCCACAAACAACTCTGAGGTATGGTAAAAGACACGGTAAGAGTATCCAATTTTTTCAAAAAGATGTTACTTTAACTAGTAAAATAGAGAAAATTTCAGACTGGAAAAATGGAGTTTTAGATGGACAGTCTATTGAGTGGTGGTATAATGGGCAATTGTCTTCTATTGTTATGTATAAGGAAGGTCTAAAAGAAGGTTATGAAATAGAATTTTATGAAGATGGAACTACATGGGCTACTACTACTTATAAAAAAGGCCTAATAGAAGGAGAGAGTAAACAATTTTGGGAAAATGGGAATATAAGATATCAGTACTTTAGTAAAGAAGGAAAATCACAAGGTGAGTATAAAGAATGGACTGAAGATGGAAAGTTAATAGATCACCTAGAATTTAAAGATGGGTTAAAAGTAAAGGACTATTTAAAGTAAATGACCCCAGAAAAAGAGATTATTTTATCAGTTTTCAATACCCTTAAATATATGGATAATAATATAGCAAATATTATTGAAGACTATATCCAAGGGTATTTTGAAGAATATAATCGTTTACGGGGAGTGGAGGACCCGCCATCTCGAGAGACCCACACGAAAGCTAGATATAGAGTGAAATATGGAATAAAAAATGGTGAGTATAAAGAGTGGTATAGAAATGGAGTTTTACGGATTTATGCTACTTATAAAGATGGAAAGGTACATGGAGAATATAAAGCATATTGGAGTAATAACAGGCTTATGCTTTCTTTTATATATAATGAAGGCACATGTGAATTATGCGAAGGTTCGTGGGATAGAGCTGGAAATTATTTATTTTAAGTTTTTTATCTTAATCTACTAATAAAAATGGGTGATGTTGGTGTTAGTCGGCAAGCTTTAGCTTATGTTTTCATTCCTCCTTTAATTGTAGGTTATACAGCTATAACTAATTCAAAATCTCTATATAACTTCTATAAGTCTATTTTTGGGGTAAAGTATATGGTTGTTGGGGTAGTCTTATTGTTTGTGTTATTTGGACTTATAAACGGGATGGTGTGCCTTCCTAGAATTGTTAAGAATGATATAGGAGAAGACGTTGTTGTTGATGGTGTAAAAAATGAACTTATATGTGGAAGAAATAATGAAGGTTTATCTAAGGTTAAATATATATCTTTCATATTAGCCTTAATATTCGGTTATTATTTATATAAGAATAAAATAACAGAAAATAAGCTTCTTGCACTCTCTACAGTGATACTTTTATTTGTATTATACTCCGTAACCGGATATCGATAAAAATTTTTTTTGAAGTAAATTAAAGAATAAAAAGGTTATAGTAATAATACAATGTCGGAATTTTCTTGTGAGTTTTGCAAGTCAGAATTTAAAGATAAATCTAACCTTCAAAGACATATAAAAACAAGTAAAAAATGTCTTTCTAAAAGGACCTCTACTGAGTATGCTAAGACTGAGTCTGCTGAGACCAAATCTTCTGAGACCAAATCTACTGAGACTGCTGAGACTGCTGACTATAATAGAGACGACCTTTTGACTAAATATAACGAAGCTCTTAAAGAACTTGAAGAAAAGAAAAAAGAGCTTGCTTACGTTAAAGAAGAATTTATAAAATTGTCAAAGTATAAAGACCGTGATAATAAGAAAAAAGTAGTATATGACGTCCAGATGTTTTGTATATGCGGTATGTTAGAATTTATGAGAGCGAACAACATGAGACCAATACTAGATGAGACTATGACTGAACAATTTAAAGTTAATCTTGATAAATTTGAGAGAGATGTAACTATCACTATAACTAAAAAAAAATGAAATATACTCCGTATCATTTTAAAATGTCTATCTTTTTTAGCATTTGGAACCGCAACCGAAGGTTGCTCCGTTTTGCTACGCAAAACAGGCTCTCCGAGCCTCAACTATGAAGAAAAGTTACTCATTTTAAAATGGCATTCGCTGTAAATGATATTTTTACGAGTTAGTTTTAACTCATAAAAATACTTTTAAATGTAATGAAAAGGGCCTTTTTCTTGAAGACTTTTTTTTGGGCTAAAAAAAATACACCCTCATTTGTTGAGCCTTTTTCTAGACCCTATAAATCAGGGTAAAATTATAGTTGTATATCAATGATAGATTTTAAGGCTGTTTTTATTTGGATACTTATATAGAAAAGTAGAGCATTTTAACGCATTTTTTATAAATTTACTCTACTAAAAAAAATTTTTTTAAGTTAAAAATATATTGAACTATATTATAATAGATAGCAATGAAGTATTCTGGCGAAAATTCAAAATCTCAAAACTCTTCTTCATCTCAAGACGAAGAATACAATTGTATGTTTTGCAATATGATTTTTAAAGAGAAAAGGTATTTATCAAAACACTTAAAAACAAGTAAAAAATGCCTTGAAAATAGACCTAAAACTACATATAATTGTATATGGTGTAGTCAAACTTTTATATTTAAAGATGACCTTAATAAACACTATAAAAAGTGTGAGTGTGATAAAGAACAACTCCATATTGACCTTCTAAATAAACATAATTACACGATTGAAGAAAAAGACAATCAACTTAGAGAGAAAGATAAGCAACTTGAAGAGAAGAATAATCAGTTGGAAGAGAAGGATAAAATTATAAAAGACCTTCAGGATAAGCTTTTTAGTTTAGCTAATAAGACAACTATTAATAATACAACTAAAAATTATACTGTAAATCTAACTTGTGCTAAGCCATTTATACTTTCAAGAAAAAGAATTGTCAACCTTCTTAAGACAACTTGTAATGAAAAATATATGTTACAAGGTGAAATAGGAACGGCAAAATGGTTTATGGATCACGCTTGTAGAAATGATGCAGGATTAATCGCTCTTCAAACAACTGACCGTAGACGAAAAACTTTAAAATATATAGACGAAAGAGAAGATGCAAAACAGATTACAGGAAACAATCTACAAAAATATATTACCAAGTGCTTAAATGACTACCGAAAAACCTCACAATATAATGCAATAGCTGATAAAATAAATGATACTTACAAAGATACTGATTTTTCTAAACTTTTAAAAGCAGACGAATTTATGCATCCAAACAGAAAATTTATAAATTATATATGTGATGAGACATATGCAAAATCTATAGAAGATGACGATGATATTGATGAAGATATTCATGATGCAATATATGATGATGATATAACAGACGAAGAACATCCCACGATACGGGGAGTGCCGTATCAAAATCAACCTGATTTTGATATGCACCACACGATAACAGTTGAACCTTGTTTTCCTCATATATGGAAAGAAGCTACGGGGAGTAGAGGCCGTGCCTTTCAAGATGCATCACATGATGATTTTTTATACAATTAAACATTTTATGAGGTTGTTTAAACTCATAAAATATACTGAGTGAGAGAGTCTCTCATTGTATTTCAGACCTTCATTTACCGCCATATAACTGATGTTTTTGGAAACCCGTTAAATCCGTCAACCGCATTTGCTAAAGAATATGCCCCCATATTTTCCCATTTAATGAGATCGTTAATTTTAGGGATAGGTAAAGATATGTTTTCCATAATTTTATCTTCTCCGTCACAAGTATTACCCCATATAGTGCATTTTAGGGCTTTATTTGATTTATATAAAGGTTTAGGTAAAAATTCTTGATGATCAAAAGGTTTTCCACTAAAAGAGTTATAGATAGAATCATTAACAAATATATCCATATGATGAGAACTTCTTTTCACCCCAATAACTTTATTGATTATATCTAAACTTGATTGACTAAAATACCGACCTGGTTCAGCTACAATTTTTATATTAGATAAATGGTTATGTTGTAAAGGTGATAATAATTCACTAAGTTTTACAATATCATTTTTAGATGTAAAACCTCCTCCTATATCTATCATTTTTATGTCTGAATTAAGAGATAAAATTGTTTGTATTGTTTTCAAGTGAGATTCCATATTATTGCATTTTGAACCTACATGATAAGATATATTTTTGAGGTTATATTTTTCTATTGCATTTTTTGTTTGTTCAATAGTTGCTCCAAATTTAGCATTAAATTTAATGTCTGAATGTTTTTCATAAGATTTGATTCTCCAAATAATTTCAGCCTCCGGATATACAGATTTAATCTTCTTAACTTCTGTTATAGAATCAGCTACAATATATCTAATATTATTATCTTTAGCAAAAGTAATATCTTCCACCTGTTTTATAGGATGAGATAAGATAATATCTTTACTATAAGGAATAACCTGTTTTATTTCATTTATACTTGCAACATCAAACCCTATTATATCAGTCTTTGCTAAAGTTGAAATAATACTTTCATCGCATAACGATTTGACTGCATAATAAGGTTTAATATAAGGTAAAAATTTCATCCAATGATTATACCTATCAATAACTTTATCAGGCTTAAAAATAGCAACAGGAGTATGAAGTATCTTTCGCATCAATATTAATATTGTTTTTTATTTTATTTTATTTTTTCTTTAAATTATTTTTTACAGCGAATGCCATTTAGTTAAACTGATTCCGCATCTTAGCTATGTCTTCCGCCTTCATACCTTTCTTAATACCATATCTTTCAAGGTCTTCTTTGGAAGCTGTCACGGCTTCAAATTCTTTTGATTTTGATGAGAAAATTTTATCCCTTCCTTTAGAGTTTAATTCTTGCTCTGAAGATGCAGAATAAGCAGAGTTTGCAACCTCAAATTCATCATCATCATTAACTGTTTCCAGGAACTGTTTCTTTTTATTACTACCCTTAGCACGAGATTGTTCAGCATTAACTCTGTCTTGTCCCCCGATATATTTTTCCTGCTCACGTTGCATAGCCATTGCTTTATCTAAAATTGACATTTTAATATAAAGACAAGGTATTTTTAAATTTAATATTTTTTATTTTTCGCGGAAACTCAAGATACATTTTCAGTTCTACAATAAGGACAACTCGGCTTTTCCCTAAACCAAGTATCTATACATTCTTTATGAAATATATGTTCACAACTTAATCTTTTCCCTTTATTTATAGTTTCACAACATATACAACATTCTATCGGTTCAGTTAAAACTTCTAACTCTTCTTCATTTTTTTTAAGTTGTCTCAGTTCAAAAAATACCCATATAAATCCTATAAAGTAAATGATACAGAAAATACAAATAAAAGGGTCTTTTGATAGTATAGAAAAAACAATATAAATACAAACTACAGCAAAGTCTAAAAATAAGAGAAAGTTAATAACGTATATTATGGGGGTTTTCTTACATATTAAATCAAAACTTACTATAGCCCTTAACAAAGACACAGAAAATGAAAGAAAGAAACATATTTCGTTTATTTTATAAGTTTTCATAAATAATAAAATACAAGGTATGATAAGGTGAGATATAGTAGGAACTATTATAGGAGAATCCTTTATACGAGTCATCTTTACGCTATAAAATATGGGGTAGTTTCCTCTTTTGTAGATAATACTTTAATTTTTGTTATACAAAGTATTCCTGTAGAACAAAGATACGCTATATATGGTTTATAGGATATAAGGTTTGTATAAGAGTAATTTACTAAAAATATGTATTGAGGGATTGCAAAAGACGAAATTAATGTATAAATTAAAAAAGATATTTGATAGGTAAAATATACCTTTGGGTTTAATTTTAATTTTTGAAGGGCAGTTCTATATGGCAAAATAGTTGTTGGTTTATATAACTGAATAATATATAATGCGAGGGAAACTAAGAGTAAAAAATATTGGGTGAAAAACCCGGGGTATTCTGAGATGGTTTTAAAATCTTGATCTACATAACATAAGTAAAATATAGAGAAGTAATTCAGGATAAAATAAGCTGATATAATATACTTAGTATCCATTTTTTATAAAGAATAAAAAAACAATATTAAAATTTCATTTTAAAAGTAAAAAGATATTGGGATAAGATGGAAGGATATATAGAAGGAGACCACATCGAACTTATAAACAAATTTACAGTGTCTTATATAAAGGAAACTTATCACATATTTTTTAAGGGTAGAATATACAATCTTTTAAGTCTTTCCATAACATTTGTGCATGATGAAAAGCAAGATATTCGTAAGACAATTTTTGAGTTGTTTGAAAGGTATAATTTTAATTTTAAGAATTTGAATGATGCTTTAAACGGAGATTATGCGTTAGTTATTATAAAAGAGGTTAATAATGCGATTAAAGAAATATGGATGAGTACAGACCATATTGGAAATGTAAAGTTGTATTACTTTACACAAGGTAATAAAATAAGATTTTCTCTTAGACCTTTTGAGACCGCGGATACTGCGTTTGTGAGAGACCCTCTCGTTATGCCTGGAGGATTTATGACACATTTGAGGTTAGATAATGAGGGGAATATTAAAGAAGAGATATTTATGGAGTATGAAGAGGAATATATAGGGGATAGAATTACGGATTTAAGAAGTGCTTATGTGCTTATAGGATTTACCCTTGATTGTATAATAGAAAAAAGATTGAAATATACAAAGAAAGTTTATAAGGGAGAAAGTATGGAGGATAAATACATATTGAAACTTGTAAGTAACGAAGATATAGAAGAGGTTGAAGAGAAAGGGAAAAATGTTATAAGTGGTAAATATGAGGGAGAAGAAGGGATATATCCATTTTACGATAAAACATTTTTACGGTTAATGTCAAGGGTAGAGGAAAGCATCCGGGAAGAGTTATTCAAAAGATTGTATAGTTAAAGATTTTTTTTAATAATATTAAATATATTATTAAAATGAGTATTACTCGTGAAAAGAAGCGTAAGATAATTGAACCTAAGGATAATGAGGTGATTGAACCTGAAGAGGAGGTAATTGAACCTGAAGAGGAGGTAATTGATCCTAATGTAAAGGAAAGACAACTAAAAAATGCATTATATCTTCTTCTTAAACCTAAGATAGAGAAAATAAATGTACCCAAGACTAAAAAAAGGTTAGAAAATACTTACAATCAACTTATGAAAAGACAAAAACCTACACTTGAAAGAAACGTTTCTAAGTATATTGATAAGCTATCAAAAGATATTGAAAAATTAACTAAAAGTATAGATATTATTGTTGAAGCTGATAAGAAAGTTAAAAGTGTATCCTCATCTCAATCTATAGAATCGTCGCCAAAAATAATACCTTCTGAACAAAAAGAAGCTCTTCTTTACGCAGGACTTAATGAAGACAACATTGTTAAATATGGTATTGTCGGAGAGTATAAAGATGACCTTAGTAATTGGTGGGTTAAAAAGGATGGTACTTATGAAGAGGATAAATTAAATCTGGTGGCTGACCTTGAACAAGATTACCATGATTATTATAACAATATATATACTCCAAAACAGCTTGCAAAAACATATAACAAAATAGCAACCTCATTTATCATACAAAAAATCGATAAATGTGAAGGGAAAACAATAATACATTATTTATTCTTTATAAAAAAACATCCTAAATTTGCCCTTCCAACACTCCTTTGGATTGATACTTTTCACGACTTTAAAGAAGAAAGGCTTAACCAAGGTAAAAGAAACCTTAATGAAATAATAGACCACTTGTGCTTTAAAATATATGGACATCGCTGGCGTGGACTAGCTGAAGGAGGTAAAAAAGAAGTTGAAAATGATGGTAGTAAGTGCTATACTATACGTCATTATTATAACTTTGACAAGATGTATCAAAACTCATTTTTCAACTTTAATGATAAGTATGAAGTAACCGGTTTTCATCCAGACGTAAAACATACTGTTTTAAAGCCATTAGTAGTAGATGTTGATGGAAATAAACTAGAAGTAGCAAAGCTTCTTTATGATGTGTCAAATATATTTATGGATGCATCAGAGGGATGGGAAGGCGATTTTCTATATGCGTATTTGATGTATAACTTTGACTTTAATATGGATAATAAGGATGGTTTGATACAAAATCTTAAGGATATTTTTTGGAATGAAATCAAAGCTTATAAAGATGATGAATATTCCATTCCTTATTATGCAAAAGATGTGGATAAAGGAAGCAGTAATTTCTTTAAAGGGACTAATGTTATTCTTCCAGCCTCATTATTTGATGCCAACAGATCAAATAGCAGTCAGGTTATTGAAGAATTTGTTCCTATAGAGAAGACAATAATACCTCTTTGTAGTGGATACGATTTTGTATATAAATATACGGGTAGTTTTTGTAATTTGACTTTGGAATATTCAAACGATAAGAAGTCTCATACTTTATGTGATAATATCGCCAATGATTATTTTAGTAATAATTCAAGCTGTGTTAATACGAAAAAGAGTGATAAATATCCTGGTACTATAAAAGACTTTATAGGTGCTTTATCTAACTATAAAATAGAACAAAAAGAAACTGAACTTAATTATGATATTGACTATCATATAGAAACTCTTCTAAGATTAATTCGAGCTAAAAAGTACACAAAAGATATTCTTAAAAATATAAATGATACATTAAAAGCTATTAAGAAAAGTGTTTCTTATATATACTTTCTAGGTAATATGAATAAAGGTTGTGTAAAATTACCTAACGGTCAGGGTATGTCTCCTGGTGATTGTGTAAGTGTTGTTATAGGCTTACTGATAAATGTGTTATTATCTAATAAAAACTCTAAAATTAAATATAAACAAGATCATCCTTTATCACCTATAAGTTGTAAATATTTAGATTTTTGGGTTGCTTTAAAGAGGATAGGAGACTTTGGTCAAATTATGCAGTGCAAACAGCTTGGAATTCCATTATTTACAAATGATAATATGCAGCTTCTTATATCTATGGCAGCTTGTTCTAGTGCTGTATGGACTGGAGACAACGCAAAAGTCTTATGGTACGACTCAACACAAGATGCTATTTTATGTAATAAATTAAACCCAGATTTTGTAGCTCGTGTTTGTGATAAAAAAAGGTTAAACGATGACGATAAAAATATATATATACATGATGCCTTAATGCATTTAAATAGTTTACCAACACGGGAAGACTATACTAAGTTAATCACATATTCGAAAATTTTAAATAAGTTTACAGATATTACTTTTGATGATTACTTCAATAATGTATTTAATCCAAATATAATGAACAGTATATTGTCTGCAATAGAATCATCCGATCAAATAAAAGAACAAGAATTAAAAAAGGAATTAAAACAATATATTTACCTTAAAATACAAGAACAAATTGGATTTATCGATGAAAAAATACAAGAACAATATTTACCTGAACTACAAACATTAAAAACTAATTTACAAGAGGTCTTTGAAAAAGAATTAAAAGAATTACAAGAGGTCTTTGAAAAAGAATTAAAAGAATTACAAGTTAAATTACAGGCTCAATTAACACCTCAAACAACACTTCAATTACAAGCTAAATTACAAGCTGAATTACAAGATAAAATAAAAGCTAAACCACCACTCAAGTATATAGTAGATCAACAGTTAAAATTTAACCCTACAGGAGATACAAATTATATACCTTATAGAAAAGTTAAAGAGATGCTTGTTAAAACCTCATATTATATAGAAAGTAAAATAGACGAAAAATTATCCGATATTAATAACATAAGAAGAAATGGGTGCATTATTACTGTTGATGATAAGGAAGAAGAGATGAAAGAAGCTTACGGGGAGTACCATCACGATAAAATAAAAAAATCAAAACCTTAAAACTTCACGATAATGTTAAATTAATAAAAAAAAAAATATTTTTCTTTATTAATATTTAAAATAAAATGGCTAAACGTTCACATATGTCAAAACGCTCATTAAGAAGCGCAAAGAAAAGAGTCACCAAGCTTAGAAGATCCCTTAAAAAGTCCATGAAGAAGCATGGTAGAAAGTCAAAGAGAACTATGTCCTTGAAAAGATCCTTGAAGAAGGCTAGACGTACCCTCAAATCTATCAAGAAGATGAGAAAGTCCCACAAGAAATCTCACAAGAAATCAGGTAGAAAATCTTCCCGTAAATCCAGAGGTAAGAAGAGTCGTAAATCATCTCGTAAATCCAGAGGTAAGAAGAGTCGTAAGTCTTCTCGTAAATCCCGTGGTAAGAAACGTTCTTCCAAAAGAAAGTCCAGAAAGGGTTCTAAGAAATCAAGAAAGTCTCGTGGTAAGAAATCAAGAAAATCTTCCCGTAAATCTAGAGGTAAGAAACCTAAAAGACACTCTAGAAAGCACCACAAGAAGCATTCCAAGAAACATTAAATTATAGGTTAAAATGAAATTGATTTTTTACTTTAAATATTTAAAGTAAAAAATATATAAATATAATATAAAAATGAGTAAGACTTGTATTGACTGTAAAATAAGCTTCAATTTAGATAATTTTTATAAAGGGTCAAATCAGTGCAAAAAATGCAAATCTAATAAATCAAAATGTGAGCACGATAAAATAAAAAGACAATGTAGAGACTGTGGAGGAAGTTTATATTGTGAACACGATATAAGAAGAGCTGTATGTAAAGAGTGTAAGGGAAGTTCTATATGCGAACATGATAAAATAAGAAATAGTTGTAGAGAATGCAATGGAAGTGCATTTTGCGAACACGATAAAATAAAAAGTATATGCAGAGAGTGTAAGGGAAGTCGAATATGTGAGCACGATAAAATAAGAAGTAGGTGCAGATACTGTAAAGGGGCTTCTATATGCGAACACGATAAAGTAAAAAGTCAATGCAGAGACTGTGGGGGAAGTTCTATATGCGAACATAATATAAGAAAAAGTGTATGCAGAGACTGCGGGGGAAGTTCTATATGCGAACATAATAAAATAAGAAATAGTTGTAGAGAATGCAATGGAAGTTGCTTTTGTGAACATAATAAAAAGAAAAATAAATGCATTATATGTAATCCTAATTGTGCTTGTCGAGAGTGTAAAATCATACTTGTTGATAAAAGAACGCAATTTTACCCTCTATGTCAGGCTTGTTTTTGTAATGCTTATCCAGACCACGAAAAGTCTACTCTATATAAGATAAAAGAGCGTTATTTAAGGGATGAATTAAGAAGGAGATTTCCTGATAAAGATATTAATATGGTTTTTGATAAAGCTGTAGATGGAGGATGTAGTAAGAAGAGACCTGATGTTCTTATTGACCTTCTTTTATACTCTATCATAATAGAGTGCGATGAGAACCAGCACAAAAACTATGAGTGTGAAAACAAGAGAACTATGCAACTATTCGAAGATCTTGGAAACAGACCATTAATACTGATACGATTTAACCCTGATAGTTATGGGTCTTCTGAAGAAAATAATCGAAAAGTAGATGGATGTTTCAAGCCTTTAACAAAGATTGAAGACATCCATAAGAAAAAATTTTATGAGTTAAATGAAGAAGAGTGGAAAAGAAGGGTAGATATACTTGAAAAAGTTATAAAGGATAAAATATCATTTGAAGTCCCTCAGAAAGAAATAGAAGAGATTAAACTTTTTTATAATAAAACCAAAATAAAAGACCTTGATTAAAGATTAAAAAATAGTAGTAAAATAATATGTTCTCACAAGAGACATTATCGTGTGGTGCATCTCGAGAGACCCTGGGTCTCTCACTATCACCCCTCCGGGGTTCCGTTTCCCTTCGGGAAACAAATCAACCTGATTTTTATAAGAATACATCGCGACGAAGTCGCTCCGTTTCCCTTCGGGAAACAATCTCGTAGAGCCTGATACTTCTGCGGAAGACCCAGGGTCTTCCCTAAAATTTGGTAGGTTTAGCGATGGCACGGAGGACCCAGGGTCCTTCACTCCCCGTAAATAATTAATTAAATTTTTTTTTTTTTTACTTTATAATATTTAAAGTAAAATGGCTAAACGTACTTATAGAAAGAAATCAACTAGAAAAGGTTCTCGTAAGGGTTCCAAGAGAACTTACAGAAAGAAGGGTTCTCGTAAAGGTTCTAAGAAATCAAGAAGATTATCCAGATTTAAGGCTGATCCATCTAACAGATGTTCAACTAACAAGAAAGCACAATGTCTTACTGATCCAAACTGTACTTATGTTAAGAAACGTGGTTGTAGATCAAGACAAGGTACTGTCACCGGTGGTTTAGTTTTTGAAGGTCCATTGGGTCCACCATCAATGAGAATTAAAAAGGGTAGAAAAGGCTCTAAAAAATCAAAGAGAAGTTACAGAAAGAAGGGTTCCAGAAAGGGTTCTCGTAAAGGTTCTAAGAAATCCAAGAGAAGTTATAGAAAGAAGGGTTCTCGTAAAGGATCCAGAAAGGGTTCAAGAAAGTCTCGTGGTAAGAAATACTCTAAAAGACGCTAATTGGGAAATAAAATAAATAATTAAAAAAAATATTTTTTTACTTTATAATATTTAAAGTAAAAATGCCAAAACGTTCATACAGAAAGAAATCTTCTCGTAAAGGTTCCAAGAAGTCTTATCGTAAGAAGGGTTCTAAGAGAACTTATAAAAAGAAAGGATCTAAAAAGACCTCTAAGAGAAAAGTTAGAAGAACTCGTAGAAAGTCTCCTTGTGTAGGTTTAGATGAAGCTGAATGTGGTTATAATCCAAGTTGTGATTATGTTGTTACTAAGAAAGGAAGCAGATACTGCAAGGCAAAATCCGGTTCTTTGTATAAGAAAAAGATGTCTCAAAAATTAAATAAATTTCAAGGTCCAATGGGTCCACCAGCAGGTTATCTCAAAGCTGAAATTAAAGAAGAAAAGAAGGAATTAGATAAAGCAGAAGCAGTCCTTGATAAGAAGGAAGAAAAATTAGAAGAAGCAATTGTTGCAGGCGCTCCAGCTGCAGTTATTGCAGACATAAAAGAAGAAGTTAAAGAAGCTAAGGAAAAGGTTGAAGAGAAACTTGAAAAGTTAGAAGAAGCAGCTAAAGAAGAAGCTATTGAACCAATGTTTGATATGTTATTTCAAAGAATTAGAAGACGTATCAAGGGTTCTAAGAGGGGTAAGAAATCTCGTAAAATGTCAAGAGGTAAGAAACACTCTAAAAGAAAGGGTTCTAAAAGACACTCTAAGAGAAAAGGTTCTAAAAGACACTAAATAATGTTTTTATAATTTAATCAAATTATAAAAATTACCGTCTACCTGATCTTCTTACAGGTGATCTTCTAGCTGGTGATCTTCTTACAGGCGATCTTCTTACAGGCGATCTTTTAGCTGGTGATCTTCTAGCTGGTGATCTTCTAGCTGGCGATCTTCTAGCTGGCGATCTTCTAGCTGGTGATCTTCTAGCTGGTGATCTTCTAGCTGGTGATCTTCTTACTTGTGTCTTTCTTCCCGCTTTAGTTCCTCTTACTGGTGATTTTCTTCCCGCTTTAGCTCCTCTAGATTGTGATCTCTTTGGAACTCCTCCATAGCTTATTGCTGGTGGAGGTTCAACATAATGAGGTGCAACATAACTGATATTTTTAATATCAACCCCGTATTGGAGAGCTAATTCGTTAAAGTTAAAATTAGGCATATAAGTGCATCTCATTTGACGGTCTTCATTGTACATAAAATCGCCTTTAATATTGACCTCTTCAACAACATCATAATATCTAATAATATTGGATAAAAAGTGGGTTATATTTTTTCTGTGGAAATCTCCAGCGTAAATTAAGGATAAAAATGGAT